ACCCATCGGAGCCAGCAGAGGACAAGTTCTTAATGGCGATAGGGGTTATAAATTTTTGAGCCATGACCTCGGTCGTTTCTCTTGTTAATGCCCCTCAGGGCTAAACATTAAGCCTTTTTGCCGAATGCTGTGTCTTTTGGATTTAGGTAACGAAGAATAACAGGAAGTGCTGCTGCCCAAAGAGCGTTAGCAGTAAGTTTTAAATCGTTTGTTGCTACATATGTTGCGACTGCTGCACCAAGGACGCTTCTTGCGTACGATGCTGCCATTGCTTTTTGTTCTGCTGTAATTTTCATGTTTTTCTATCCTGTTACTACGATTGTGTAGTCGCCTGCGCCGATTTCTCCTTGCAGGACTACGGTTACTGTGTCTGTTGTTCTGTTGGTGACGTCTCCAATAACTATTTCTCCAGTTGAAACTTGAAAAACTTGTACCATCACAACAGTGGTATTAAAGTTATGCGTGACTATGGTTGTTGAAACAGCACCAGAGTGAGCCAAACATGCCCTGCTTGCAATGCGAGCGAGCGTAGGAGTTGTGCTGGTACGACCGGTGGCCTCACCAGATGCCGATGCTAAGTTGGTACGAGCACCAGACTCTGTTGAGGAACCAGTACCACCGTGTGCTACGGCAACATCTGTTGCTGCCCAAGTACCAGTTCCGATTGTTCCAAGTGTCGTAATTGAGTCTTGACCAACGTAAGTTGATGCAATGTCAATACTGTCGTTATTGGCAGTAATACGGTCAGCCGTACCAACAACGTCAAGCGTATTTCCGCTCTTTGTAAGACCGAAGCCAGCGGTGATTTGACCAGCACCTGAAAACTGAACCCAAGCGATTGCGTCAGTACCTACAGTAATGGCTCCGTTGCTTGTAACAACCCAGCCAGAGTCTGCGTTTACGGTACCTTCTTCAACGAAAGTGAAGGCCCCACCGGACACTTCACCAGTTCCGTCAAAGTCTGTTGCACGAACTGCAGCGCCAGATGCTTGAACAACGTAAATTCCGTTTTCAGAAGCCGTGCCCTGGTTTTTTACAAGAACACGGTCACCAGCAACAAGAGTAACACTGGTGTCAAGAGTGTCGCCAGCCTCAAGTTGTGATGTGAGGTTTACCGCAGCGGTAGTAGCGGCACGAACCGACTGCTTAACATCAAGACCCGAGCGGGCTGCGTCTACATAGGCCTTAGTGGCAGCATGGGCATCAGCGGTTGGGGTGGCAACAGAAATATTACCGTCTCCGTTGCGCTTTACGAGCGTGTTTATTGTGGCAGAAGTAGTGGCATTAGTAAGGTCGGTAAAAAACGCCGCAGTAAGCAGACCGGCATTTTCAGCAGTTGCAACGTTGAGAGCAATGGTTACGGTTCCGTTTGCGGCAGGAGTAACGGTTATTGCGCCGGTATTAGCACCAGTCGTGGTGATGGAGGTGATTGCATTTACCCAAGCGGTACCGTTGTACACACGAACAACGCCATTGGTGCTGTTGTAGTACATGCGACCCGCATAACCTGTTGGGTCAGTGGTTAATACTTGAACCTTAAAGTTTAGGAGTTCGTTTTGATTTAGGTCAATATTTGTTAAAAACTTTTGTGCCATTTTTACTCCACCTTACGTGAGATATGCTTTTCCAGAAAATGCCGCAGAAAACAGGACAGTAACTACAGTATTACTACTGTATTGTACCTCACCGAATACATGCGTATCTGCAGAGTCCACAATGGTTACCTGTGGCTTACCTCCGAGCGCATGAGTTATGACCCAAGTTGCTGCTGGGGTTGCCTGAGTAAATTCAAGTCTGTTTGTAAGAGAGTTAGAAGGAGACGTTGAGCGAACAACAACAAGGTTTGGCGCATCCTGGTCAACAGTTACGCTGTTCGGAGTATCTTGATAAATATTTACATTGTTTGGAAGCGTGTTGCTCATCGTGTTACCTCTAGAGAGAGAGTAAATGTTCCTTGTATCACGCGTGATACAAGCCCGCTGGAAGAAATAATCTCAAGGTCGTAGACACCACTAGAAGTAAGAGCCGCAGTATCAGCAGCACTTATACTTAGGCTTATTAAGCCAGCAGCACCATTGAGGGTGATTCTTCCGTTCTCGGTTGTCAATGTAATCATTGGAGTTGTTGACTCAATTGTTCTTCTAACCTGCATCCTCGCCGTGTGGTTCGTGAGAGGGTAAGCCTCATATTCATCCGGGTTTTGTTCTGTTGGAGTCCTTGGTTGCTCAATCGCTATGATGCGTGAAAAACTAGACCCTTGCTGACAAAGCATGTTGTAATTTCCTGCAATCATTTTTCCGCCCGCATTACGTTTATTTGGATATACATATTGTGCCTCATTAAGTCATCACAGAACAGCAGCACCGAGTACGCCATAAATAGGGTCGCCAAGGGTAAGCGTGAACTTCTCTACCACCCTATGAGTAATTGAATACCCAAGAGGTCTTGCTGGTTCAACGGCGGCCAATACTTCTGGGGAGTCAGTAAACTCAGCAAAAATCAAACCTGTTGTACCGAGAGTAATTGTTCCTGTTGTTGTCAGGGTGAATGCCGTACCGCTATTGATGGTTCCTTCAGTAACAAAGAACAGCGCACCGCTGGCTACTTCTAATGCAGAAACTGCGTCAAAGTTGGTCGCACGACTCCAGGTGCTAGCACCAACAACGTAGACACCGTTTGCTGAAGGAGTTGCTTGGTTCTTTACGAGAACACGGTCACCAGCAACAAGGGCTACGCCATCAATAGTTTGTGTACCTGAGAGCGTAATATTCCCTGTAGTGTTTGTCCCTCCAGTGTTTATGGTCGCTGCTCTTACGTTGGGTCTGATATCAAGACCTGGGGTTTGACTACCAACCGTAGTTATTCTTATAGCCCAAGGGTTGTTATCGTGTCTTTGGCTAATAATTACAGATTTTGCTCCAGTAAGAACAAATTCAGCGGCCTCTCGTATTGCGGACTGAGTTCCAGCACCACGACCATATCCAGCAGGATAAAGTTGCCAGGTCTTAAACGCGGCTAGGTCGTTATTTCCTATAATTCCAGTATTGTTTAAATATATTTGATTTTTAATTTTATTTCCAGAAAACTGCATCAACCATTCGCTGTTTTCATTTCTTACATGTTGATAATCAACTAGCCTACTTTTTGTCTCGTATGTATTTAAAGGAATATTTGATGGAATTTCTCTTCTGTCATACCTAAACCATTCGCTATATAAGTTCATGGTGTCAGATATCGTGTCAGTTAAAACTTCCACAAATCTAAAGAATGGATAAGTCGGGTCTTCTTCTCTGCCGTCATAAGTTTGATAAAAATCAGGGATAAAAGAACGCATGCTTTGTATGACTGGAGAGTTTGCCCACGCAATATCGTTTACCAAGTTAGGTGTTGATATGCGAACATTTTTGCCGTTGTGGTTTGAAATAGTCAAAACAACTTTGTAATTAGTACTTGCTGGAGCGTTATTTGCAATCGTTATCTGGTTTGACCTTACGGCCCCCCATGCTCCACCCTGGATTGTTCGCGTGTTTCCAGCGTCTACTAATCCGTTAGCATCGTAGAGAGCGGCATTTATGGTGAAACTTTCATCTTCCGAATAGGCAACACAACTGAATACAAAAATGCCTCCCCTATCGGCTACTTCAAAAACATTATTTACATTCAGTGTCATGACTACGGGCGCTAAACGACCTGTAGACATTTCAATAACGTAATGAGATGACCAGTAGAAATCGTCTCCGGTTACGTTTAGCGAAGCAGTACCGATAGGGTCGGTGCTAACAACCGTCCAGTCATGGTTGGCGATTACGTAACTTAAAGGTATTGAGCGATTGGTCTCAATACTATAAGTTCTTAGCGCATTTTCGTCTAATAGTCTTTGTAGTGTTTTCATTCATCTACCGACACCAAAGTAACCGTCGTATTTGCAATAACCAAAGACGGCAAAGAACCCTTTTTTGTAAAAAGAACATTTCCGCTACTACTTGTTCCACCGGAGCCAGGAGTGACGGTTAAAGACTGAATATATAAAACTCCAGGAACTGAAGATGCTATGGAATAAAATTCAGAAAGTTTTATTCCGTCTGTAAATCTATAGTTAATTGGGGAAAAGTAATTTGTTAAAACAGTTTCAACGTTTTCCTGAACTACAGTGCTTTCGTAAGAAGAAGAATACGCCACCTCAACGCTTACAGTAAGAGTGACGATGTTTGCATCACGGACTTCAAGTTCAAGACCGGCAACGGTTCTATCTTGAAGGTCAATTAAAACATCTGATTTTTGGTCAATAGTTAGAGTCTTGTTAATACCGTATACGAATACTGTTACATATCCAGGCTCGTCTGCATCTGCCCACTCAAGTCCGCTTGCAGAATTTGTAAGGTCATATGCTTTACACCTACTTACCGTTGAGGCAAAAGTAGACAATACATATCCGTCAATTTGAGATGCGCGAGCAAAAGAAGAAGACAGTGAACCGAGAAACTGTACAGACCTATTTAAAAACTCTTCAGTTGATTCAGGGCTTGTGCCGTTGCTGACAAAGGCATCAACCGTTGCCCCAATTATGCTTGAAGTCGGAGTATCAATCTCCAAGACAGTTCCAGCAGCAATTGGCAAAGTTGCTCCTACGTCAATTGCTCGCGCTTCTACCGTTACCGTGGGTAAAGGCTCTACCCCCGTGTACACGACAGATGCGATTGTCCCCTCTTCCGTTGTTTCAAAATAAATAGACTTTTGTTCTCCCAAGAATTCGTAGTCATATCTAACGATTGTTCCTTGTGGGACGATTGTTCCGTCATAATCAATACAGGTGAATTCAACATCAATGACTGCTTGAGTGCCGTCATTTATTTCAACACCCATCATTCCCACCAAGCCGGCCATGAGTCTGTCGGGAAGCCTGTTGATTGCTGAAATATTAAGCGCTGAGATGTAGGAAACAGCCTGCAGTATTGCGTCTTCTGGAGTTCCTTGCCTTGGCTGGAATTCAGGTAGCGCTATTTTTGCGTACTCAATTGAGTCTAGGTAAACAGCAGTTGGAGAAACGTCAAAAGGGACTAGGTAGACATATTCTGAAAAATCTATTGGCATACCAATCACCCACGCAACTTAAAGGAAAATTCTACACTAAGCCCACCGTTTGGAGTAAAAGATGGGTTTATTCCTGTTATTTCTACTTCAGGTACATATCTTGCTGCATTAATTATAAAGTCTTCTGGTTCAATTGGCGTAAAAGATGGGTCAAGAACTCCGAATTCCGGAGTTATCGGATGCTCTCCTGGCTCTGTAAGTAAAGAAATTGTCAAGATTTGTTTGTAAAAATCAAAAGTTCCCTCTTCTAGCCGCTTGAGGCCAGTATCGGTAAATTTAATTGGGAAGGAAAGACAGTCCATCCCTGTATTATCCCATACCATCATGGCTTTGTTGCACTTCTACCGGATTAACCCAAGACAGAGACGGTGCGTTTGGAAAATTAATAGCCATAATTACCTAAGTTCATCTAGTTCTAATTTGAGGGCTTCCACCTGAGCGGACAATTCCTGGATTGCCTTTACAGCCAAAGCAATCATACCTGACTCTTTCCAGTACATTGCTTCGTGTTCTATGCCGTCAGGTGATTTATGCATGACTAAATCTGGAACAGCCTCTTGCACTTCTTCCATGACAAAACCATACTGAAGTTGTGTGCGCCTGTTAAAAACATCGTATGGTTCGTTTGGAACTAGTATTTCTTCTTTGAATCTAAAGTTTCTTGGTTGAAGTAGAGAAAGTTGCTCTAAGGCGTTTTCCATTGGAACAATGTCTTCTTTGTGAGAGCGAAGAGAAACGCCAGAAGCGCTGTTCTTTTTTAATTCACCACTTGAAATACGAACAATACCCTCAGTTGCTGAAGATGGACCTGGGTTGATGTAAAAGACAAGTCCCTGAAAGTCCACTTCGCCAGTAACGTTCCACCAAGAGCCGACCTGTGAAAAAGTTCCTGCGCCGCTAGACAGGACGCTTGCCGTGCCAGATGCAGGACCCTGTGCTCCAGTAGCACCTACTCCACCCTGTGCTCCAGTAGCACCTACTCCACCCTGAGGGCCAGTAGCACCTACTCCACCCTGAGGGCCAGTTGCTCCCACTCCACCTTGGGGACCAGTAGCACCCGTCAGACCCGTCGGTCCAACTGCACCTGTAACACCCGTTGCCCCAGTCAAGCCAGTTGCGCCAGTTGCGCCAATCGGTAGAACAAAGTTAAGTGTGGCAGCAGTGGATGTGCCGACATTTGTAATTACACCAGTTGCTCCATCCGTTACCGTTCCGATAGCAACAGTGGCCGCAATTCCTATTGGACCCGTTGCTCCCGTTGGACCACCAGCAGGTCCGGTTGCACCAGTCAGACCCGTTGCACCCGTTGCGCCAACGCCGGTGGGACCGGTTGGACCAGTTGGTCCAGTTGGTCCACCTGAAGGACCAGTAGCACCAATGGGACCCGTGGCTCCGACTACAGTAGCGTTTACCCATTCAGTTCCGTTGTAAGAAAGTGTCTGTCCAGCAGACGGGGTAGTTAAATTGGGTGTAAATATGTCTCTTGAGTTTATGTAACCAAGCACGTACATTTCGTCGTTAGACATGCTTGTAAAAGCACAAAGAACCTGCTCATCCGCAACTAGAGGGCTATTCGTGTTTGAATTAGCAACTCGTAGTGGACCTATCGTGTTTCCAAGTTTTGGTATTGATACAAACACTCTTCCATCGGCGGCGACCGTTTTTACAATGCCGACATAAATACCGCCCATAGGGCTTGGATGTGAAGAAGCCTTGCTCCTGCTTACTACGTTAACCACCGCAAACTCCTATGTATGGGACCGGTGCCGGTCCGTATGTAACCAAGTTTAACCATGTTACCTGAATGGTATTAAGGTTTTGAATATATGTAACTGCATCAGCAGTATTACCACTAGCAAATTTTCCCAAATGCTTTCCTGTAGTCAAGTAATAATCCCGAGCGTCTGCATCTGAATAAATTCTTCCGTTAATAACTGGGGTGTACACAACTTCATTGGCTCCGTCGTTAAAATAAGAACTCAACAAAGTGCTAATTGAACCATCAGTGTTCTTTACCAAAGGTCTAGAAGTTAGCGTAATATTTCCAGCCACAAGCGGACTGGGTCCAGACGACGGGTAAAGAGTGGCGGGAAGTCCTGCTGCCGATATCTGCCCTCCTGTTGGGTATATAGGCATGTCAACCGTCCATGGCTTTGCAGTTCTGTTTAGTATGCTTTCTGCTGATTTTGGAAATCTAATTTTAAGAACATTTTTTTGCACCAAAATTAATATTTCTGCATATTTTTTGGCTTTTTCTTCAGTAATAAATATTCCATGATGCAAGTCTTCTGATTCGTATTTTGTCTGTGCTTGAGCGGTTGTTAGAACGGTTGGTACATTGTCGCACCAAAGACGTTCTGTTACGACAAATACGCCGGCAATAGAAAATGACCACGAAGCATAAGTTCCAGAACTGCCAATTGTGTCGCACGTCATTGTCAAGGTAGTTCCTGAGACTGCAACAATACCTTCCATAAATCTTGCTGAGTTTGCTGTATTTGATGCACGAACTCTTTGACCAGTTGCGAATTTACTTCCAGCAGTGATTGTGAACACTTTTGAACCAGTACCGATTGCTAGTGATGTTGTTGAAGTAATTCCCGTATAACCAGTACCTGTAGTTCCGGCGATACCCGCTACAACTGTTGAGTAAATGTGAGGATACAAAGTTGGACCCGCCAGGGCTCCATATTCATATTCAAGACTTATTGGTCTGTTGTAGCAGTCAATATTTCCACCAACTAAAATATCTTCAGGAATTAAACCTGAACCCTTGAAGGAAAGTAGTTCCGCTTTTGTGTTTGGATAAGTCCTGAGCCTTCTAGAGTTTGGAATTTTTGCAATATTTTGAGGGCCGACTGGATTTATAGTTGTTCCAACTCCAACAAATTGAGGAGTTGTCTCATTGAAAACTGGACGACCAACAGTTGTTGCTCCGAGCCTAGGCGAAGGCTGAAAATAACTACTATTAAAAATTTTACCTACTGGCAATTGGGGTATTTTGGGTTCTTTACCGTTTACTTTTAATCGCTCTGGTGTTCTAAATTCAACAGCAACTGGGTCTGTTATCTGTTCACCAAACGAAACGCTAGTGATTAAATAGAAACTACTCATAGTTGGAATATTGTTTATTCTTATTGTCATACCTGGCCTGAGTTGAACGCCGTTGTCTCGTGCAACTAGTAGGTTTCCGGAACCTTCCAATGGGTCGTTCCCAGAGTCTCGCATTGAGGGAAGGCTCAGTACTTCAAACTTTCTATTGTTTGATTTATTTATTGGCGCATATTCCATTGGAATAAAAAATTTATCTGGGTATTTTTCTGGAAGTTTATTTTTTCCAATTATCGGCTTGCCATTTTTTAATTTTATTTTACCTTCAATTTTTTCTGTTCCCCATTTATACATGAGCCATTGATGTGTTCCAAAGTACAAAGTTCCATCAGCAACAAATAAAACATACTGAGAATTGTCGGCAATACTTTTCATTACGGTCCACACAGAGTCCTGTTGACCATCTCCTGAGTTTTTAGAAGCGCTTTTTATTCTTGCGCTTTTTTCACCAACAAAACGAAGTCCGTATTTATTTGCTGCTTTCTGAACAAAAGTGTAACCAGAACCACCAACAGAACTTGGTTTTTTGTCTCTTTTCATCTGCTGAACCGCTTTGGGCATTGCTTCAACCGACCACTGAGGGGAAGCGCTTCCTTGCTGCTGAACACTAACAGAACTAATTTCGTAAAGATGTCTAATTCTGCTTATGATTGGCTCACCAGTTCCAGACGAAGAGTTAGCAACTTTTATTTTTGATACTGAAGTCGTTTCATAAACAATGTCACGACCAATGTTGAAATAGTTATTGGAAGCCATCTCAAAACCAGGGTCAATCACAACAAAAGACAATTGACTAGCCATATCCATTGTGTAACTAATATTTAACGTCAATAAATTTGACGCTACTGTAGCCATTTGTTTTTCTGTTAAATCGCCTATTTGAAGTGATGTTGATGTAAACATTTTTACCTAAATTAGGGTGTTTTTTCTGCAATGGCAAGTGCTGGTTCAAAAGTAAAACCAGGTGTCAAAAGGGAATTTTGAGGGTCTACCGGTTTGCAAGGTTTTGGTTTGCATGTTTTTGGAACTGGATTAGCCGGAGTTAGTGGAGGCAAAGCAATAATATCTCTAGCAATAATTGGGTATTCATTTAAAGTTATTGAAACTTCTGCTGCTGCCATCTTGCGACCATTTGGCGTCAATCTTGTTGCAGTAATTGACATGTCGGCAATCACCCACTGCAGGTTGCGAGTATTGTTTACATAGGGAAATCTAAAAGATGTAGAAGTTAATGTATTTAAATTATGAAGAGTGACTGGATAAGGAGAGCCGCCCATTGCTCTTAAAATTTCTATTTGTTCATCAATAGAAACGTCCATACCGTCATTTACTACAGTTGACTTGGTCGCTGTCTGCCCTACGGGAACGGTGTCGGTTCTTTTGCCGGCAACAAGAAATCTAAACGTACACTTAGTTAAGTTATATTTAGACCAATCAACCATTGCGTAGTTGCCACTTCTCTCAACCTCATTCCATACCGAAGAAAGTTGACTAAATTCAAAACTATTTGGAACTATGTCAAATACGTGAGTTCTTATTATTTTTTCACGAGTATTGGTGACTGAATTAAAATCTGTAATAGTTTGCTGCATGTATGGAACGTTTGCGTTTTCCGAACCAATTCTTCTATCTGGCAAATAATTCAGAACTGCAGTAGATTGACCAGTAGGAGGGTTTTCTCTTCTTCTCGTATTTGGGTTTGGACTTCTTCCGCCACTTGCCGAACTTGGGTTGCTTCCGCCTCCAGGGCTAGCAAAAGATTTTTGTGCTTCTTCTATTCTTCTGAAATCTGCTGCTGAGTCAAGTACTGAACGGCCTGCTCCAAATCCGCTATTTCCATTTGCGTCTGTTCTATTGATTTGTGCAGGAGTAGAACTGGCACCAAATCCACTATTTCCATTTGCGTCTGTTCTGTTTGCTGTTAAAGCGCCGCTTCTTCCATTAGATTCGTTGTATAAATGATTGTACATTTCTTCAACTTCTCTAAAGGATTTAGTCAATACGCTTACTAATTTAGAGTCAGAACCTGTTGATATAACCGTAGTTGACTCAGCAGACGTTACTGGTTCGCCTTTTATGAATTTATAATCAGAATCGGTAATGCCAATGAATATGAAAGAACCCCAATTCTTAACGCTGTACTGGTTGCCTTTATTTAGTCTCTTTATCACAACGTCGCTTGAGTAGGTAATTTTTTTGCCATTAGCCGAAACTGCAGATGGCTCATTGCCAGACTTTCCCATGTTTACAAGAACTTTATAAACGGTTGTTGCTTTTAGTGTTTCTACGTTTACGAGAGCCCAAACTGGTTCGTCGTTTAATGTTCTATATGAAGTACATACATACGTGTTCCCATTTATGGGGTCATCTGCATATTTTCCCTGAACCTGATTGTCAAATGCTTTTTTTCCTTTTTCCCACAAAAGAACGCCACTACCAGAATAGAAACTAATTGGGTTTTGATAAGAGTTACCTTCTTTTGACATTATCTTCTCTCCGAGTTTGAACGTTCAGCATCTCTTACTCTTTGCATAACGATGTCTGCTATCTCTTTGGCAGAAGCATTTTGACTTCCGGTCACATAGAAGTTGTATTCGTTGCCTCCACCGCCAGAACCGACGGTCATTGGCTGCTGGAGTGTTCTTGCAACAGGCATTCCGTTGTCACCCATTGCGCCTGAACCGGGAACAACATGAAGATGTCTTGCTTTGTTTACTCCGTGAAACTCGGCAAAACCACCAGTTGACCTTACAAGGGATTGGTACTGTCCAAGGTTTTGTCCAACTAGGTCATACGCTCTTCCTGTTACATGGTCGGAGTTTATAGAACCAAGACCATAGTTTCTGTACCCAGAAGTAACGGTTCTTTTGCCAGTTAATGCGCCATTCATTGATGCGTGGCGACTCATTGTTTGAGAAAGACGACTTGAGGTTGTGTCACCAAAAGCCTGTCCACGAGGAGTAGAAGTGTCTTCCGGCTTTGTGTTCCACCATGTCGGAGGAGTGCTGTACCAAGAAGGAGTTGCCTTATCTGTTTCTTCAAAAAAGATTTTCATTTGGTCAATAAGCGCCGTTGTCTTCTCTGCTATTGCTTCAGGAAGTTTGGTTAAGTCTGTGGTTTCCGTTGGCGTTTTTGCGGTGACTAGCCCCTCTAGGCCTAGCGCCTTCAATAGTGCTACTTCGGCTTTTCCACCAGACGCCTCCACCAATCTCATTCCAGCAGCGCCAGAAGGTAAAGCAAAACCACCTTCTGCCGCTTTTTCTAGTGCCACCTGCTGCTCTGGAGTCATAGACTTGAATCGTTTTGTGAATTCGGCAACATTAATTGAATTTCCACCCTGGAGAAGTTTGGCATTTAATTCTCCACCAAGACTGTTACCTAGGTCTGTGCTTGTTTTGTCAAAATATTCTTTAAGGGCAGGATTATTGGCAAAATCAATCTGCCCTTCCATTCCTTCAAAAGTTCTTCCCTTGCCGAACGCGCCACCCTGTTCGTAGTCTTTGCGTAATTGCGCAAATGAACTGACCCCCTCGCCAAAGTAGGCGGTGTAGTTTTTGACCTGGTCTTCCATGTAGGTGTTGATGTCTGTTTCTTTTAATTTTCCAGCGCCCGCTTGTTCTCTAAGTGACTCTGCCCTTTCGTCAATTATTTCTGGAGCACGAGCAGCAGCAGTGTATTTTTGGAAAATTGACGTGTTGTCTATTACTATGCTTGTTGTTGCTGCTCTTATTTGTTGAGCAGTTTTAACTGTCGTCAAGCCAAGTTCTTTGAGAACTTCGTTGAAGTCTTTAGTGCTGTCCATGAGATTGACGCCCATTGTTTTAGCAAGGGCTATGTTTTCTTGGTCTGATTTACCTGTGATTTTTGCTAAAGCATCAAGACGACTGTTGTAGTTTTTTTGAAGTGGAGCCATTGCTGCTTCGCTGACTTCCATATCTTTTTGCATTTTTCTCAAAGCCTCACCAGGCTTCTTCATCATGTCTTTATATTGTGTTTCAGAAATTTTAGTGCCGTACTTAGATTGGTTTCTATAAATACTGGTTAGTTTTGATTCTTGTTTTTGTCTATCAACATCTTTTTTGTTATTAGTTCCATATCCAAGAGGGTTTAAAACCCTGTTGTCCAAAAGGCTCTTGCCACCAAGTTTGGAAACAATTCCAGCAGTCAGGTTTCCGACGATGTCCATGTTCATCGTTGTTCCGCCAAGAATTTTTCTTACAATTTTTGGCATTCTTTTACCAGTAGCGCTTTCAAATGCGAGTCCGGCTTGACCACCAGTGGCACCACGATTTAAAACGTCTGGAACTATTCCATAATAGTTTTTTCTGTTTAGTGGTACTCCGGCCGTATCTTCAGAAAGTTTTTTACTGTATTTTAATGCGCCTGCTAAAGCGTTTCTAGTACCACTTCTACCAACGCCAGTTTCTCCGCGTACAGCATCAAGAGCAAAAGAAAAAGCATTATCAATAATGCTCTGTGCTACTTCTCCAGCAGCCTTTTTTGATGCTTTAACTTCTTCCTTCTTCTTATTTAGTGTTCCCATGATTCCACCAGTAACACCACCAATAAGACCACCGATGATTGCGCCTGCGGCCGTACCAATTACTGGAACAAAAGAACCAATAAGTGCACCAGCAGCGGCACCTCCAGCAAGACCACTAACCGCACCACCGGTTGCGGTCTTTGATTTCATTGCAGTTCCAAGACCTGCTACAGCAATACCCGCAAGTGGGTTCATTTGACCGACTGCAGCGCCTAAAGCGAGCGCACCTTGTGCTTCTTCTGGAGCAAACTGTGACGCAGCACCGAGAAGCATTGTTGTTCCCATTCGTGCGCTACCAGAGCCTTGGAACTTGCCCATGGCTTTCATTCCTCTAGATTGTCTTGGTCCAGAACGAGCAGCACGGTTAGCAGCGGCTCTTTGTCTTAGTTTTGCGCCTCTAGTGAATTGCCCTCTGCTGTTTCTTTTGTTGGCTTTGTCGGCTGCTGCTTTCTCGCCAGTAGGGTCTTCTGCGTCGCCATACATATAGTTGTATGTACCTTGTCTTGCCAACTGCGATATTGCCGCTAACTTAGGGTTTCTAAGTCTTGACATTCCGACTCTGTAACCGCCTGGATTTGAAGCAGACATTCCAGGACGATTCCAAATCATGTTTCCATCGGGGTCAACGTCGTTCATGCTGTACGTTCCGCCTGGTCGCACATTCCTTCCACCAAGAAAAGACGAAGGGCCGACTGGGTAACTTCCAACTCTTCCTAGGGCGCTATAGAAACTGCCTCCACCGCCAGCGCCTGTTCTTGATGCAAAGCCTCCACCGCCAGCGCCTGTTCTTGATGCAAAGCCTCCGCCAGTACCTGTTCTTGATGGAACACCACCACCGGTTCCGCCGTAATAGGCTCCGGTTGTTCCTAGCGAACCACCACCGGTTACTCCACCTCTTCCGCCTCCTGGGGCATGACCTCCAGGTGTTCCGCTAGTAATGATTGTTGCATTGGGGGCATTGATGGTTGCGTTTTTTGTAACAGCGCTTGCTGTCCATCCACCTTTTGTGCCCTTCATTGCGTTCAATCCACCACGAACAGCAAGAAGCGTTGCAAGTGCGCCTACGGTTCCGCCTCCACTCAATGACCGCATCCCCTTTATAAAACCAGTCATTTGGCTGACCATTGCAGAAATACCATTGACAACATCATTGATAAATGGCATTAAATCCTGCAGCAACTTTTTCATTTCTGCTTGAAACTTCATTATTTCACCAATGAGTTCACCAATTCTGTCTCCGAACTCAATTACGGTTGCTTTGTTATTTACTAGCCAATCGTTGAACTGTCCAAAACTTGATGCGGCAATATTTTTGACATGCACCCAAATTGCGCCAAACATGCTTTCAATTACACGCGCACCCTCTATGAATGGCCTGAGTTTGTCAAGCGTGGCATCCCAGCCGTATTTAAACTCTTTCCACCATCCAGCCATCCTGTCAAACATTCCAGTAACGGTTCCAAGGTTTTCGTTAATCAAGTTAACCGAAAGGTCTGTAAGTTTTTGTACCATGCCTACAAGACCATCAAGCATTGATGTCATGCCAAATCTTTGTGTACTTCCTGAAATTTTTGCAAAGCCACGGCTGAGGATGCCAAAAATCTCAAACATTGATTTCTTGATTGGTTCCAGAAGCGGTTGACCCATATCTCCAAACTGAACCTTGAGAAGATTGAAGTATCCTTTAAGTTTATTAATCAAAGTTCCAGATACTGCTTCAAACTGGCCTTCAAGGCCAGCCGCCTTTGCAAGTTCACCAGACGTAATCGCCGCCTCAAGAGATTTCTTGTTATTGATTTTTAGGTCTTTGAATGCTTTGTCAACTTTTGCTTTATCGGGAAATAGTTTTTGCGCAGAAACCTTGGCCTCGGAAAAAGATTTTTTTGAATCCTGAAGAAGCGCAACTAGGTCTGCTGCTTTTTTGATTCCTTCTTCAATCGGCTGACCTGCTGAAGCAAAGTCCATCAGTCCTTTAAGAAGTCCTTGGCTCTTTCCTGTGAATGTTGAAGTCTTTGAGATGGTCGCAAAAGCGGCGTTTAAGTTTTCTACACCGACAGAAGCAAGGTCTACGTCAGCATGAAGGCCACGCATTACTTGTCTTGTTTGATTTAAACTAGAACCAAACTGGCCCTTGCTTGTTGTTTTGTATGCAAACATTGCCGCTTGCTGTTCACGTATTGCAGCCGACGCAGCAGCAGCCGCAGCCACCACAGCGGTCATACCAGCAGCAAGTGGACCTAGGGTAGACCTCATGAGTTTCATGGCTCCATTACCTAGCAGGAACGCAGCATGAACACCCAGCATTGCAGCGCCCATGGCTGCCATTTCTATACTGGCACCCTTCAGAGAAAGGCTTAGACCTTTTAATCCGACAGTTCCAACCATTTTGATTGCTTTGTCAAATTCGTCAAATGTACGTTTCCATTTAACAAGGGTTTTGGTGACACTAGAACCACCTCCGCCGCCGCCACCTGCGCCAGTGCTTGACGCTAGGCCAGAACCAATTTTATTGATTCTTCTCTCAAGTTTGTCAACGGAACTTTCAACGCTTTTAAGTTGCGCTTTGGCCCTGGCGGCACCGTCTACATCAATCTGTAGTTCAATTTTCGCTTCGGCCATGGGCTACTCCAGAATTACATGAGCGACCAAAGGTTTTTACGCTTTTTGCGCTTTTTGTTGTTCTTCGCGGTCGTTAGAAACCACTTTAGCACAAGCAAGGCGTATCAGCCATTCATCATCGCTACAATCAAGGAGTCTTACGGGGTCTGTTCCAAACAGTTCACCTAATCGCGCAGCAGAGACGATTAGGGGGTCATTTACTAACTCCCCGAAGACTCCGTCGTAGGGTCCGAGGTGTCAATTGTATCCGAATAGCCAGCAGCGTCAAGAATCGCCAACGCAGCGGCTTCTAGGTGAGGGTCAACGCCAAAAAATGCACGAACTGCCTCTGGAATCGGTCTAGTTGTGTCTGTCATCGTAAGGATGTCAGCCGCCGCAAAGTTAAGCGTGTAGCCGTTCTCGTCGTAAACTTCTTCGCCATCAAAAACAATGCCAACAGTCGTGCTTCCGATTACGTAGCAGGAGAACTTAATTGAGTCCATCCCGGCTTTGCTGTCTTCTCCGGAGTTCTTACGCCACTGACGCAATTGATGTTGCGTGATGTTTGGACTAATTCGCAAAGAAACGCCTGGACGTTCTGGTACGTCAAGACGAACGACTGGTCGTTCAACCTTCTTTTGAATCACTTCTTTGAGGCGAGAAAGAACATTTGGTTCCTCAACTTTTGGAATTGATGGACTCTTTGGCTCAGCCTTCTTTGGTGAATCAGGCTCGGTATAAAGGGAGTTGTTTTCTGTCATAACAGCACATTAGCACAACATCAGATGAGCGGTGCAACTAGGCTGTAAAACGTTTATTTAATTTTTATACAACGCCTTGAACAGCGAACGTAAGGGCAAACGTTGCTGGAGCACCAGATGATGAGTCACCGTCTGGCTCGGTCATTCCGACAAGCAAGCAATTTGCGTAGGTACGGTCAAGACCCTGAACTTTGATGTCGCAGTCATACGTTGTGACGGTGATGTCGTAGTACACGCGACCAATAAGCGGTCTCAATGTCTTAATCTTGGCTGCGATACCGCTACCGGTGTCTGAAACAACTCTGTCGTCATCGTAGTGAGCGGTAAGTGTGATGTCACCAATCTCTGCTGGTGCGCAAAGTACTTCAGGGAACTTTGCTCCACCTGGGTAGATTTTTTCAACGGACGCTGTAATTTCGCCACCTGAAACCTGCGCAAATCTAAACCCTGTCCATTTTGGCGAAGTTGCGCCGATTGGACTGATTTCTGCGAGGATTTGCCTCTGTGATACTTTAGCCATCGCTTACTCCTGACTAGACTGTAACAGTTGATGTTAGATTTGATTTGACAATTGTAACTTCAATCTTGTCACCGATTGGCGAAACCCGGATGCCGAGTTGCGCTTTCACTGTTCCTCCTGCAAGTTGTGCAGTCGTATTGATTGAAGTATCGCACTTGACCGAGTAACCAGGGTCAATAAGTTTTCCGTTGGCATCGTATGCTTCATACAAAGCACCTACTGCCTTCATTCTTTCGCAAATTCCGGTCAGTCTGCCCTCAATTGAAGAGAACAAACCGCCACGACCATCAACAACAGCGAAGATTAGGTCTTCCATTGAAGCGTTAGCCTCGGAGACAACGCTGTTGACTGTATCTTGGGTTGTGATGAATCTGAAATTTTCTGTGTCCAGTGAAAGTGAACGTGCTCCATAGATTCTCACCGTGTTGGCAATGATTCTAATTGCGTTTACATAGTCAGCATCAAGCGAGTCTCCAAGAGTCTTGTTGACGTCAACTTCAACTCCGGTAACAAAACGAGCAGCAGAGATTAAACCAGCATATGGCTGATGAGGACCTGTCTGGTTGTGTGCGAGCGCACGCTTTCCAGCAGCGTAACCATCGGGTGGAATCAATCTTGTTACACCAGCAACGTCCGTTGGAACGTATACCCACGGGTAGTAGAGAGCGGCATGCTCGGAACCAGTTTCAGCAGCGAGCGACGCTGCTGCTGCAGTAATTCCTGTTGCTGCTTCCGCAAGATGACAGAGTGCGATTCTGTTGTATGTGTTTGCATGAGTAATGAGGTCCGTGTTGATTGCATGTGTTTCTGGGCAAGAAACTGCACCAGGACCAAAAGAATCGTTGAACAACTCAAGAGCATCAGCAAATGCTGTGAACGAAACGTCAACTGTGTTGTCTGTTCTGTCGTCGGCACCGTCAGTAAATGTTCCAGCACCAAATGCTGTTACTGCACTCGCTTCTGGCATTCCGTCTGTCAACTTTACAGCCGCCATGTACTTTGAAGCAATAGGGCTGCTGTTAATTGCATTAACAAGAGCAGCGGTTGTCGTCTTGAGTCCTGTTGCGTAAACAAGTTCGTCGTTGTAATACAACTTAATGTTCTTACTTGAGGAACTAGCAACGACTTCAATATCCATGTCATGTGCCCAGTCGCCAGGGCCATTTGCCGTAAGTCGGATACAGTTGGCACCACCAACGCCGCCTACGTTAAGAAGTACTTGTGCTGAAGTTGCAGCAGGCCCTACGACTCTTGCGATATAGCACTGTGTGCCGCCTTCTTCAAAGAAGGTCTGAACGGTCGGGTGAAGGTATGCATATGTTACATAACCACCAAATGTTTCTTCAAACTCTGCAAGGCTTGTTACGAGAACTGCCTCATCAGAAGGACCACGGTGAGCAAGTCCAACGAAAAATGCCTGCGACGAAGCGCGCACTGTTGTGCTTGTAGGACCTGTTCTGACTGCTGTAGTAATTGATACGCCTGGCATGTGACCTCCGTGTCTTAAAGTTCGTCGCTGTTAAGCGTCTTACTGTCGTCTGGCAAGTCTAATTGTACAGAAACTTGCTCTCTAGAATCTGCAACTGTTGTTAAAGTTTCTTCTTTTACTTTTTCAACTTTTGTTTCTTCAATTTTTGTTTTTTTGGGCTTTTCTTTTGCTTCTTCAGTCTTGACAATTTCAAGTTTGTAAGACTTTACGGCAGAAAGGACATCTGGATTGTCGTCGCAAGAAAATGCTTCGTCCTCTGGATACAGCAAAACAGGTGGCAAACCAATGGTTATATTTCTTCCGGAAATGTTCTTGACAACAATATGTCCAGAGCCGTCATTGTCAAAGTCGGATTGACTTTTGATTTTTTCAACTTTGTGTGAATGGGTCATTTTTGCTCCTGATTGACTTTAATTAGTGTACATCACTATTTACGGCGTTGTATCTAGATTGATAAATTCAATCTCTACAGAAGACGCTGCAGCGAGTGGCCTTCTGTCAACAATTTCGTCAATAGATAAGTCATAAGATATGTAGGCCCCAGCAAGAACCCTGTCACCCTTCAGGAGGGTTAAATCAGAAAATTGTTCTTGCATTGAACCCTCATCTATCTGTAAACGAAAGGTCTCTTGTGGGTCTGTTGCTTTTAGACATGGGTAGTCAAGCAAGGCAGACCTAACAACCGTAGTGAACCTGTCTCTCATAAGTGTTGTTTCTGCAGAGCCGACGTCTCTAACCCACACATACGTGCGCATCGTGTAATTGACTCTATACAACGGGTTTGAGCCAGAATATCCAATTCTTTCAATCCTATTCGTGGACATAACGACCGTTATTATCGTTGGCCATTCGTCTAAAGCAATTGGCTCATAGGTCAAAAACTTGACTGGAGTCGGGAGTTGCTCGTCGTCTGCATTCCAACCGTTTCTGTAGTCAATAATTCTTATAGGAATATCATCACTTAGATAAGAATTAACGTAATCCTTGGCAAATTGGGCACCGTACATCAGTTCCATTAGTTACCCTCGGCAATGTATCGCTCAGCGTCTTTAGCCAGTTTCTTTGCAAACATCGGTGGCTCAAAGATGATTTCACGTTTTGGCATGCTCCATGTTCCATATTGGTGAAATCTTGCAACCGGTGCGTCGGTTCCAAACCTTGCTGATTGACGGTTTATTTCACTAACTGAAAATGTTTCAATACTCTTGAACAGTCCACCAGACCTAACAAGTGTTGGTGCACCCGGAAAACGAACAGACTTCCATGCTCCGTATTCAGCATCCAATGGAGCCCATTTTCCATTTCCGTTAGAAAGAAAATGCTTGGTGTAGATGTCTGATAAGTCTTCTTTTGCTCTTCTAAAAACAGGACGCAAGTCTTCCACTCTGTCCCTTACGTCTTGTAAGAGTTCCTGAGCATCATTTGTGTTTACTTCAACCCGTACGCGCATCTTACGCCACTCTTGAGCGTTTGTATTTCTTTACAGACATCAGTTCTCTGTCAGTAAATCCTGTTTCAAGTGGAGCGACATTTCTTGGCTCCAAATCTTTAATACCAACAACGTCGTCATGCATGTTCTGCATTTCCCTAGTTGCTGCCCTGAGAATCAAAAGTTTGAATACAGGTATTGAATCCCCGTCTAATCCAGCCTCGTAAGTAATCGTTACAGTGTCATCAGCAACAATGTTGAAAATGTCTATTCCGTATCTTCTTACCGTGTAGTTGCTACCAATTGCCTCTGCAAAACCTCCAGAAACATAGGCGGATAAAGCGCCAGCCTCAACTACAACAACAAACGTATTCGCAGTAACTTCTGTTATTTTTTTATTTAGAACATTGTAACCAATAGGCGTAATTCCAGTAACTGTCACATATTGACCAACTGTAAATTTGTGATTAGCAGAAGTAAACGTTATTTTTGTTCCGACCTTTGCCGCTGATGTAACAGTTGCTTCCCTGCTCACCGCTTCACCCAGATACGTCGGTGTTGTCCACTGGTTTTGCACCTGAACACTCAACACCCGAGCAACGGGAGAATTTCGCAAATACACCGTTTCTGGAGGCATTGCGTAATTCATTGAAGATTGACTTGCGTTTCCATTAGCGGTGTAGAAAGAAGATTCAAGACTGCTTTGATAAAAAAACGAAGACATCGGTATGGCGTTATGAGTACTTGGAACTTTATATTCCTCAACAAACTCAACTACCTCAATTGGTCTTCTCAGATATGATTCTAATTCGCTTTGAAGGCCAGACAGCACAATTTCAGCAGCATCTTGCTGCCTGAGGGACAGGGATATGTCCATGTATGTTACGAGGTCTCGTACTTCAACTAGCATTGTTTCCCCCTTGGGGACTTATTAACTATCTTCCAGGGCGGCCACGACGGAAAATGGCACGGCCACCTTCTCGTATGATGTCTCCAGGACGCTCGCCACCGACACCGCCTCTGCCGAATCGTCTACGACCAGCCTGGACAAGTGAACGGACAAAGCGGCGACCACGACCGGCGCGTTCTGCTCCGAGAGTTCTTCTTAAAAAACCAGTTTTTGGTACGTCCATTGCTTAACTCCTTGAATTGGGTGCTCGGCAAATTGTACCATTAATCACCTATCAGCGTTTGGTGGGCGCTCAATGGCGACCTGTATTTCTGTCGCTTTAGGGTCCGCTTCAACTGGAACCCAAGCACGGGAATAGTTATGTTCAGAAATTTTACGGTGTTTAAGCAGTGAGCCATCAAGCATTAAATGGAATTCATCATGACGCATTTGTAAGATTTCTTCAAAATCTTCTTTGCAGTACTTTTTTGACTTAACTAAGTTTCTGATAATGCTTGATACTGGTTTAGCCACAAGATTACCCCGAGAACGATTCAACCTAAGGTGCATAAATTGAGCATCAAGACTGTCGCATTCAACATAAAGAACAGGACAGTTGTCCCCAACGGTGCTTTTTACGTGCTTGTTTTTTGTGGCAAGCAAAAGACGTTCGTTCCCGTCAATCACAATATTTGTGTCTTTCTGCACAACTATTGGCAGCATAAAACCCAAATCCATCAAAGACCTAGAGAGAGCAAGAAGGTCGGGCCGCAGTATGTAAGTTGCCTTAAATGGGGCTACTTGTAAGTCCGAAAATGGCACCATCTCAATATTGTTCATTATTTAACTCCTGCTCTGCTGCTTTCGCCCTAAGTGTATGCGCTTTTGTTTTTGGTCCCACTGGTGCTGCTGCAGAAACAGTTATTTCATTGAGAATTAAGTTTCTGATAAGCCAGTTAATCGGGTAGGAGTAAGGGTCCTTGATATGTTTTTTTCTAAAATCTGCCGTGTATGCACGAGCGCGTCGCTTGTCAATCTCATCAAGCATGTTTTCATTGATGCAGCGTTTTGCACCTTCAAAACCGTCAACAGCGTAACTCTGAATAAACTTCTCAATATCAAAATCGGGCCACCAACGCCTCTGTGCGTCAATATTGGGCCATATTTGCCAAAGGGTGTCGTAGAAGCCTGGCTCCGTCATAACGAGGTCACCGATGCGCCTGATAGCCACTGCGTGCAAAGGAACGCCAACCCTGGTGTTTGAGCCAGTCATGGCGGCGAGGTCGTAGTACTCACAGTATTCGGCATTATGTTCTTCTGATATGAATTTTAGAACATCATCCATTTGCCAGTCATAAATAACTTTAGCAAACTTTAGTGGTATTGATTTTTTCATTTTGTAGGGAGAAACTATGTAGTTTTCGTGCACCTTCTGGACAAGGGACCTGTATCTAACCATTGATTCGTTTGCTCGTACGCCAGTAATAAACGCAATGCTCCCGGTCTTGCCCTGCATTGTGTAGTAATCAATTCCTTCTGGCATTACTTGGTCGCCAGGGAGGCCAAAATGTCCAGCGTGAATTGCCCATTCAGGCATTTCCCTAACAAGGCGACCTTCTAGTTTTCTAAACGAATCCCACGAAAGAATATTTTCCCTGACTCCTAGAACCCATACTTCTTGTGGGTAAGGAAGGCAGTACCACTCCATGTCAACCCAGTCGTACTGCCTGACTTTGTTTACATAGTCGTGAACCAGGGGGCTAACCATCTCTTGGTCTCTGAAAATTACTTTTACAGGACCCAGTCCTCGTTCTTCATGAATTTCTTTTGCAAGATACAAAACAGCAGTTGAGTCTTTTCCGCCGGAAAACTGTACGCATACGGTGTCAAAATTGTCATAGACGTGACGAATCCGCTGACGAGCGGCGTCAACACATGATATGTCTAGGAACATCCTCTGCTTGGTCATTAGTATTTCGCAATCTGCGACAACCGTGAAACTTCTGCCCGCAATTCTTCTACTTGACGAAGTAGGGAATCTCGTTGTTCCGTAACGTCTTGAAGCGTAACGCCAATGACAGTATGTGCTTCATCAATTCGGCTCTTGTATTCATCCGTGCTCACCTCAAACCTCCGTATGCATGTCAATAAAATCCATTAATTTTTCTGCTGTTGTAGTTCCAGATATTCCTGGGTCATTGCGCAGGTAGCGAACAAAGTCATACCATCTACGCTGTTGGTCTGGGTTGTCAAAAACAATCGTGTACTGAACCACTGCCTGAGGAGAAGAACCAGGAGAAACAAGAGTGCTACCACTGACGGCAACCTTGTTGTGGTCTACATCATTGCCAGCAACAATTCGCCTAACGCCATCTTCGGATTCTTCAATATTTATATTGATTGGCGTACTGGGAGGAGCGATGGGTGCTGGGTTCTGCATTACAGGAGTGAAGTATGCATCAGCAATAGGGGAAATAATTTCTGATGCAATTTGAGTTTCCTCCATCGCCGCCACCTCAAACTCATCCCAACCAAGCCCCTCAAATAGTTCTGGGTATTCTTCGTACAGGTCAATCACAATGTCGTTGAGAAGAGAAGGGTCTGTATGCCCTAATTCCATTGTTCTGTTGTCTGCTAGTGCAAACGCAATTGCTTCGTCGTTTTCAACCTCCATTTTAACAACGGCAATTTTGCTCCACCCAAGACGTCTCGCTGCCTCCAACTGATGGTTTCCTGCAATCACGGTAAATGTTCCGTTGTCGTTAGGTCGCGCCACTATTGGCTTCATCTGCCCAAACTCTTCGTAGGAAGCCATGATTGCTTCAATGTTTCCCTTACGAGGATTCTTCTCCAAAGGGACAAGTGAATCTATATCAACAGCAAGTGATTTCAAATCTTCAGAAATGTCGTTTTTCATTGTCCTACCTGAACTCTCACGTTAGCGTTTAGTGTTCGCATGGCATCAATAGAAGTGCGAAGAGAAAGAAGTTTCTCACGCTTGGACTTCAGTAGAGCCTCAGCAATTTTGTAATCAAAGTTTTCGTCAGCAAGTTTGTAATCTGCCCATGCTTCGCGTTCTTTGATGGAACCTTTTGCCGAAAGATATTCTTTAGCCCAATTGGCTTTGTAGAGGGATTCCTTTTTTGCAGAATCTTCTGCAAGCGATTCAAATGCTTCTGTTTCTTGTTCCAGCATCTCAAGGAGTCGCATCAACTCGTGTTCAATATCTATCTGACTAATAGGGCTATTTCGCGAAATCATTTTTCTCCATTAAGTTTTGCATCGGTGACCAATCTATCTTTTCAAAAGCGGAAAGTTGTTCTTTAGTCCATTGATATGCGGATAATCCTACTTTAGTCAAAGCCATCTGCTCAAGCACCCATGCATCGCATTCGTCGTTGCCGGAAGCGCCACTAAATATAATTCCAGTCTTTGCCGAGATGGCAGAGATGACTTCTCCTTTTGATGCGTTTCCCCGTCCAGTTGCAAACTTTGCACGACACGTGGGTGGCACTTCAATAATTGGGATATTGCATTCAAACAATGTCATCCGAACACATCCACCCAGTTCTCCGATACTGAAAGCCTGTCCACTACGAGAGGCAAAAGAGTAGCCCTCAATCACCACGCAGGAAATTTCGTTTTCCAAGCACTGATGCAAAACTTCCTTCGTAACGTCAGACAAACGCTCCGCACCTCGTGTCTTGGGGCGAACAACACTAGTTACACCATTCATAGATATTCCTGTTGAGGTGAGCGATAGGTCAAGACCCATCAGTCTCATCTCTCCCAACCCCTTTTAGCCAAACCAAGGTCAAAGGCTATTTGTGGATAGTTTCCTATACGGGTGTGGCATGGTCGGCATACAGCCATCAAGTTATCTTCATCAAGGATTGAGCCACCCTGAGAGCGACGCACTATTTCGTGGATGTCCTGCGAAGAACGGCGTACATATGTTGCGAGTTCGTCATATTCGGCAAATATTGGGCATGCTTCACATAGGGGTTTTTCGTTGAGAAGTTTCTCCACAAGTGGCCTACGGAGCCTGTATTCCGCTTCTTTTTTCTTGGACCTATGACGCACGAACAGAGTCTAGTTTATTTCTGACCACCGTACGAGACGAGGAACTATAAATTTCCCTCATTGACGTCATCAAACTCCCAACTGCCATTTACTGCAGCCCATAAAGCCCTGTCAATTGATGTTTCTTCAAGGTCATATTCACGTAATAGATTTTTATGCTTGATAATTGCGTTCTCAAGAAATGAAGCCCTATCCCAACCATCGGAAGAAACCGCTTCACCAGTTTCAATCATTGTCATGACTTCATCAAGACGACGGTTGACATAAAACTTGAATCTGTCAATTTTTTTTATTCTGTGTTGATATTCGCGAGCCGCTTCAGTAGCGAGTCGTTCACCACTTCTGCCCATTGACAAATACCTCTCAGCATCAGCATCGGCATCATCTTTAATGCCGTCAATCTGAATGTCAAGGTTTTCAATCAAAAGAAGCAGACCTTCTTTCCATCTTTCCCAGTTTTCAGGCTGGAGAAGTAATTGCTTCTGAACCAAGGAAAGTTTATTTTTAACATCCTCGGATACAAGTCGTGCGAATACGTCGTCGTTAATCATTACCGCCATGCAGGGCATACCTTTTTGAATGAGCACCAATTGCAAAGGATTGACTTGTTCGGTTCAAACTCACCAGTCTCACACTTTACGTCTATTTTCTTTTTTGTTTCAATAACAGTTGATTCAACTTTGTCAAGGTCCTGCTGAGTTACTGCTTGACTAAACTGAACACCATCTTTTAGGTAAAGAAGTTCAACCTTCGTTGCTTTGCCGACACCAGTTGATTCAAGCAGGTGAGAATAAATTAGTAGTTGAAAAAACTTGTCGCTAATCCAGTTTTTCTTTGGAGTTTTTCCAGTTTTGTAATCCGAGATAGTAAATCCTGTCTCGTTTTTATCAAACCTGTCAATGAATCCTTTGATGCGAACTCCGCCGATTTCACCGTTTAGTTCGTGCTCAAGCCCCATTGGGGACAGAAGTGTTGGTTCTTCTATCTTCCATAGATTTTGGATACACCACCATGACTTCCATCTGAACATTCGCAGTGCTTCATCTCCACGAACCCAAGGCTTGACCCTATCGCTCCAGCCGTTTTCCCAAAGTTGGGCTGCTAAGAGTTTCGCTTCGTCCTCAGTCCTATAAGTGCTTTCAACATGATAGAGAGCCTCAAGAACATCATGAACAAAGTTACCCATTAGGGTTGCCTCTGTAGGGTCTTCTTGCATCAAGTCAATTTTTGAGTACTTGAATTTGAGTGGGCACTGTTCAAATGTCCCCATGGAAGAAGGAGAAAGATGAGGTGGAGGATTAAACGTTGTCAATGTCTTCACGCGCCGTTGCGTCAAATGAGAGAACAAGACAATGCTCCAAGAGGGCAGTTAAGTCCTCCTGAGTGGCAGTTGCCTTTGTCGGCTTGGGGCGACCGTTTGAGTACTTTTCCCAAAATGCACCAAGTCGTGTTTTGTGTTCTGGAGACAAGGACTTTGAAAGACTCACAAAATTTATCCACAGTTCTTCAATAACTGGGTCAATAGTGGGCTCGGGAATTGCATCAACTGCCTCCATTGCTTCTTCGGTGCGAGCAAGATAAAGACCCACACCAAGTGCCTGAGCGGCTTTTTTAAGTGCATCAGAAACCGCACCCTTGAATTCGTCACCCAAGTCAACAATGTCGCCGTTTTTTGTGCGCTTAATCTTTTGACCACCAAAACCATCTTTGGTAACGCTAGTGAACCTGTCGGTTCCGTAAACATTCAAACGAACATGAGCAACAATAAATTCTGGGTCAAGAGCATCTCGTTCGCACTTGATGATTTCGTATGACCAACCGTCAAATCCAAGAACCTTATTGAGTCGTGAGATTACTTCGCTCACTGGAATGTAGGTAAGAGAAGTTCCGCCTTTTTTGAGTTGGCGTTCAACTTCTTTCGGGAATGCTTCATTCAGGGATACTTGAATACTGTTTCTCTCAGCAACTGCTTTTAGGCGCATTTCCTCTTGGCGACGTGTCCACATCTCTTCATTGTTCATGTTTTCTACAACCTCAGTCTCTTCTGCTGAGTCAATTTTTTTAGTAGCCATTGTTATTTTTCACCTTTTGTATAGATAGCGATATTTGTTTTTGGTTCACCAACTTCGCAGTACTGGTCTGCGTTGATGCCCAAGTCGTTTAGTGCCCCAACCCGCCAATATGAAGGCTGGACATAATCAAGTATCTTATTGACAATTTCTTCAGTTGACAACGTAACTTCGCCAGTATCCATATCAACGGAAGACTGCTGAAGGCGTTCAAACACTTGCATCATGAGACCCTTACTGTCCCATGACTTACGGGCAGAACCAACCTTGCATTTGATTTCAGCACCGGTGCTGAGGGTCAATTCCGTCTTCTTTTCAGATTGCATTTTTTCAACCATCTTGGCTGCAAACGAATCGTAAATTAAGGCAATGTCTTTCTTTACATGGTTAAGCATTACAAGATGCTCAGACCAAACATCAAGGTCTGCCTCGCTGACGTCTTCGCTATTAAGGAACTTGTCAAGGGTCATAAGCATGATTCGTAAATCTGCTGGAGTTATCATTTTCTCTCCGTCTAGTAGTAAGTACCTGGGGTTAGTAGTAGGTACCTAGACGATGATACTGACGATTTTCCTTTGTGGCAACCCGAGGCCGGTTAAATGTGTGAATGCTCCAACAACGGAGTCAACTTGGTCGTCATGGTCGCACGCTTCAGGAAATGAGGAAAGTTCATCCATCCAGTCGCTCAACCACGTACCCCTTACAACTCTTACGTTTCCGTTGCCCACAGCCGCCGCAAATGGTCTAGCCCTGGTTAATTTATCACCAGTTGAGCGTATTCCTGCAAAATCAAAGCCGGGAACAACATATCTGGCATATTGGTCCACCAAGGCCTTGCCTGAAGAGCCAGGCTCCTGCTCCATCCTGATGGCGACTCCCCTGCCGTCCTCGTAGGCGGTCTGAGCGACCAGTTGCTCCACCTTCTCTCCTTTGACGCGGGCTCTCTTGACATCCAAGACATAAGCAACACCACCGTCAAAAAGCATCAATGTTCCGACTGTCCAGTCAGGGTTGGGGGTCGCATGGGACGGTTCAGTTGCTGCAAGGTCCCAGAAACGCACAGCCCTAGCCGCTGATGTGACGGTGGGCACCTCGTTGTTGTCAATTATTATTATATTTTCTCTTTCAAACAGGGTTCCCAGGGTGGTGCTCCACCAGTCACCTTCTTCTAGTCTTCGCCGTTCAACAGGGTCAAGAGCCTGAAGAGCCTGTCGGTAGGAGTCTGCGTCAATTCCAGGATTGTCTGTCAATTTTGACGGCACAAAAATGCGTCCCTTTTCCATTCCCTCAACGATAAATCGCTGCCTAACCCAGTTGGGGGCGGGGTTTGATGCCGCCCTCATCCGAAGAGGAACCTGAGAAAGTGGTCCAGAGTTCGGACGACGGAGACGGGAGAACATGTACCTGTAGTCGGATTCTCGGATTTCGGTAACTTCATCCATTCCGATGAACTGAAATTCTGAACCCTTATAGCGAAGATAGTCGTTGGTGTTATTTAAGTACCCAAAAGAGACTCTCGCACCAGAAGGGAAGGTGGCAACATAACTGTTTGCGTTCCAGTGAATTTCGTCAGAACCCTCTATCCATGTCTTGAATCTGTCCATGAGAGCACCGGGAAGCGCCAAGTCGGCGTATGTACGCCTGAACAGAATTGCCGAATAGTTAGGCACATCTACATACTGAAGAGCAGACATTAACAATGCAGAACTTTTGCCTCCACCTGCTGCTCCGCCAAATAACGCCTCAATACCGTTAGTTCTTAAAAAAACTTTTTGCGTGATAGATGCTTCCTCTGGACAGAATTCAGGTTTTTTAGGTTCTAAGTATTCAAGAACTTTTATCCAGTCGGTAGTCATGGTTTTCTTTCTGTAGGGCAATTGCACATTAGGCATGTTTTATGCGCTACGGTGTGAGCATATGAATAATTTCATCACTAAAACGAAGTCTGTAAGTGTAAAGAGTATTAAGTTTTTATGGGGGGTAGTAAAAGAATTGTTAACACGCCCGTTCTTCGCCAACGTTTTAATGGTAGGATTTATATTATTTACAAGTATAGGGGCGAGCATGGTTTCGCCTGCTTTGGGTTTCATTGCGGCGGGTGTTACATGCGGAATTTTCGGTTTATTGCTAGGTCTTGAGTAAAAAATGGCTTGGAACAACTTTAATAATAAATCACTGAACAATCAGTCCGCAAAGAGCGTAGGACCTGGCGCGCCAATTTCGCACAACCCCGGTTACGCAGGGAAGGCCTATTCCGACTCGTGGGATATTGAACGCGTTTATAAAGAAGGAATGCAGAAAGTCACCTGGGTTGCTAGATGTATTGACGCAATCGCCGGAAACCAAGCAAGACTCCCGGTCGTGCTTAGGAAAGACAACTCTCCACAGGGTGAGATTATTACGGGCTCAAAAGCAAAAAATTCAGAGATATTAAAAATTCTGAATACAAAATCCAATATAGGCGAAAATTCATTCATATTTAGATACAGGCTTTCTTCTCAACTTTTAATGAGCACCCGAGGCGTGTTTATAGAAAAAATTTACGGTAGGGACGGCGGCGTTATCGCTCTTAACCTCCTACCACCACAAAGTACTGCTCCGATTCCCGACCCAAGAAACTTTGTTGCTGGGTACGAAGTAAAGATGCCAAACGGCAGCATTATAAACATGAAACCCAAAGATGTTATTTGGATTCGTAAGCCGCACCCATTAGACCCATATCTGTCAATGACCCCATTAGAGGCTGCTGGCATTGCTGTGGAAATAGAAAACTTGGCAAAGGTCTACAACAGAAACTACCTACTCAACGATGGTCGCCCTGGCGGTCTCCTCGTTTTGCGTGGCGAAATTGACGATGATGACAAAGAAGAACTAAAAAGCAGATTTAGAGGAAATATTGCTCGTGCTGGAGCAACGACTGTTATCTCATCCGACGACGGTGCCGACTTTGTTGACACCTCCGCTAGCCCCCGTGATGCTGCATACATTCAAATGCGCCAAATCACCAAAGAAGAGATTCTGGCATCTTTTGGTGTTCCTGAATCAGTTATCGGAAATGCCGCTGGCAGGACATTTTCTAATGCTGGCGAAGAAATCCGAGTTTTTTGGAACGAAACAATGCTTCCACACTTGGAGCCAATTGCTCGCGCCTTGGACGAACTGGATGACCAGTATTATATTGATTTTGATGTTAGGAACGTCCCTGTACTGATTCTTTACGAACAGGAAAGAAACAGATACCTGAAAGACGAACTGGGTCAAGGTCTAATTAGTACTAACGAATACAGAATCGGTACAGGCAGAAAAGAAGTTGAAAGCGACCTCGCTGATTCTCTTTTGATGAATCCAAACCTGACTCCAATTGCAAACACAAAGAAGAAGATGGAAGAACCTGCACAGGCTGGCGTAATGGGAGCACCAGGAGCACCAGGAATGCCAGGAATGCCACCAGGAATGCCAGGAATGCCAGGAATGCCTCCAGGGGCAGAGGGAATGCCCCCAGACCCGACGACAATGCAAGGTGCCATGGAACTTGCAACACAAGGCGAGCAAATGGCGCAAGGAGCAGGAATGCCTCCAGTTGACGCGGCAATGTCTCCAGAGCAGGGAGCCATACCGACTGCTCCAGCGCAGGCATCTGCAAACTATTCAGCGCTACAAACCAAAACAGAGCAAGAGTGGCAAACAAAAGTTGACACGACATTTAGCAGATGGACTGAGATTCTTGACAGAAGCCTAGAAAGGGTGTTTGAAAGACAGCAGAGAGTTGTTCTTGAAAAAGCATCTGGCATCAAATCTAGAAAACTATTGGCAACAGGAGCGCTTGACGTTGAAAGCATATTTAGTACCGATATATGGGCTAAGCAGATAGACGAAGACATCAGGCCTGTTCTCAATGCAATTATCCAAGACGCACAAACAACGTATTCTGAAAAAAACCTTGTCAAGATGCCGTTGAAAAAAGAAGACATCGTTGCTCATGTCAACTCACAAATTGCCAGAATTAAGTCAGTGAACGAAGAAACAGCACAAGAAATCAACAATGCGGTATATGCAACACTTGGTGTTCTTGGCGAAGAAGACAAGGTGACAACCTTGAGAACCGCCCTTGTTGGAACCTTTACCAATCTTCTTGCTAAAAAGAAATCACAGATTGCCGAAGACGAAACACGTCGTGCGTGGTCAATGGGTTCAAACATCTAATTTCTGTAAATAGCAAAACCTATTTAAAGAAACAGCAATATCTGTATTCAATACTTGCAATCGTTTGAGTTCCTATCATTTATTATCAATTAGGACATTAGGAGCGACATGAGTCAGCAAGACATTCAATTTAAAGCCATTCCTGGCCAGTTCAACATTGACGAGGCTCAGGGCGTAGTTGAGTGTTTCGTCGCAGGTATCGGCAACAAAGATTCGGTTGGCGACGTTTTGATTACTGGGGCATTTACTAAAAGCCTTACCCGCCGCAAGCCTCGTGTTGTTTGGGGTCACAACTGGAACGACCCAATCGGCAAAGTCCTTGAAATATATGAAGTTGCACCTGGGGATAGAAGACTCCCATCCAAGATGTTAAATGCTGGAATTGGCGGCCTTTACGCAAGAGTTCAGTTCAACCTCAACTCAGAAAAAGGTCGTGAGGCATTCGCCAACGTCGCTTTCTTCGGTCAAGAGCAAGAATGGTCAATCGGTTATAAAACGCTTGATTCAATCTTTGACCCGAACATCCAAGCAAACATTCTAAAAGAAGTAGAACTTTACGAAGTATCGCCAGTACTACATGGTGCTAACCAACTAACTGGAACAATTTCTGTAAAGTCTGACGAAACAGCCGAGAAGCACATGCCGGGAATGATGATGCCCCACCACGAAGGAATGGGTGCTGGTCCTAAAATTGTTGTCGTAAGACAAAGCAACGATGACGACGACGATAAGCCGATTTTCTCAGAAGGTCTCGCTCAGGCACTTGGTGACAACGAAAAAGAAAGATTGACACGCGAACTGCAAGCCAGAAGCGGTTCATCAATTCAATTGGTTTCCGCTACAGAGAGTACGGCAAAGTTTAGAAGAATGACTTCTGATGGTCGTTCCGTAATGTACAGAATTGGATACCACACTCCAGACAATTACGTTACCTTCATGTTTGGAAAGCCGGAACTGGCGGAAAGCCAACAACCGGGCGGTTCACGCACTGTTGTTCCGTCACAGATGCCTTCAATGCCAATGCAGGTTAAGCCACGAGTAACAACTGACTCAACAAACTATGTTGTTAGCCCTGAATACGTAATGCCAAAAGGCGAAGATTACGAAAAGTCAGCCTTTGACGAAGAACTAGAAAATCTTGCTCAAATTCTTGATGAGACATTTGATGTAAAAGTTGGAAGAACTCTTAGTTCTCGCAACATGTCAAAACTAAAAACTGTCCTAGAGACACTTCAGGATATTGTTTCATCAGCAGAAAAAGATGTTGAGTCAAAAAGCGATTACATCATTCCTGTCAAACTGGAAAATGCGTTTGAGACCAAGCAGTTACTTGACCCAATTTTTGATTACCACAGAGTTGAATCTCATGTGACAGAAGACGGAATAGTCATCACAACAGGGGTAACTCAAGAATTTATAGAGGCCATTGGCGTGGCCGAAAAAGCCTTGGGGCGAACGCTGAGCGGTGGCCTGGGAAAATTAGGCCGCGCCGGTAGGGGCGCGGTAAACTTTGACCCAAAAGCATGGGACGGTGACGGAGACGGAATCGTACAAGAAGGAACACCGTACTCACGTCCAGCAATACCTGGAGTAAATGACCGCGCATCTGGCGGAAGAGTTGATGCCACTGCTGCAACCCGTGCATGGCAAAATCAACGCAGAGCCGGAATGGCATCACGTACTGGCCGTATGGATGCAGATGACAACTTTGACGAATACGACGAAGCAATGGGTCCACCAATGCGTCGTGCAGGTAGAGGAATGGCTGAAGACCCAACTGGCGACGCTGCTTCAGAAAACCTTGATAGGGACAGAAACGCTGGCGCTGTAAGAAGAGGATTGAGTTCAAGCACACCAAAGCCTCGTAAAAAGTCAACCGATTACAAAAAAGACAAAAACTACACAGACCTTGACGATGACGACAAGAAAATTGTAGACGTAATTCAAGAAGCAATAGAAAACGGCGAGATAACGGGTGAAAGTTATTGGTCGGATTGGGTGAGTAATACTCTTGGTGACTGGAGTCTGCAAGAACAGTACGAGGCTATTTATGGCAGGTCTGCTACTAGTGAAGACTTTCAAGAATCTGCCGACCAAAGCGGCAGTCGGTACAGAGATGGTGAAGGAAGATATGATGACGACATTGAGGAAGAATTCTATTCCGAATCAATAGCGGATGCATCCCCTCGTGAGAAACTAATAGGGCTAGTTGGAGAATACATGCCTGAGGGTTCAAAGTATGGCGACAAAAAGCACATTGCTGCACTTCGTCAATCTTTTTCTTCTGGAAGAAGCGGACTCAGTTCAAGCACTTCAGGTTCTAGAGGAAAACCGGAGCCGTTAAAGCGCGAGGGCGAATTTCACGGTGGGAATATCTACGACGAATTCAATGGTCAATATGTTGAAGGTGAAGTAGTTGCTTTATCCGACCTTTATGGCGACGACAGACCAGGGTATGGAATAGTTGGTAGATACGACAGCGACGGAAGTGGCACTGTTGATTATTTCTACGGCGGAACGGACGACGAAGAATTTGAAACCATTGAGGATGCTATAGCGTTCTTGGAAAATGTTGAAAACGAAGCAGAAAACGACAGATTCTATAACGAACCTGAATTTAGAAGCGTAGACCGTAAGCGTTCTGCTGGTAGACCTGGCGAAAGACCACTTGCAGGGTTTTCATCAAGCACCGCAGAGGTTGTGTCAAAAGATGACTTGCCAAAAGAACTTGTAAACGACGTAGCAAATGCTGCAGTTCGCGCCGTGGGCCGTAGTGGTGACGAGACACGACTTATTGATGGGGCTAAAGAAGTATTGGCAAACCTTACTAGCGAAAAATTAAAAGACAGCGTCGGTAAGTCTATATCCAATGCAAGAAAACGATTAGCAGAAATGCTTTCTGACGAAAAAGTCATTGAAGAATTTCAGTCAAGAAAAGCAATTGAAGATTTTATGGACGAAGTGGGCTATGCCGTTCAAGAGATGCTTGATTTACATGTTGGTTCTGTTAAAAAAAATGGAACCTCTGTTGAAAAAGAAGAAATTGAAGAAATTGTAGATAATGCAAAATCTAAATTTGATAATGATTTTAATGAATTAGTTAAAGCGTCTAAAGAGTTTTGGAACAAGAGACGTAAGCCCGGCAGATTAGATGGCACTCCAGAAGAAGCAAAAAAAGAAGCAGCAATAGATAGAAAAAATTTGATGGAAACCCTCAGGGAGGGTGGAGAGCCAGAAGACCTTGAATCAACGCTTGGTTCAATTTTTAAAATGTTTGATAATGATTCTGAAAAAATAATTTCCGGAACAATTTCTGTTGAAGATTTAAACTATCTAACAGAAAAAGCACTTGACCAAATTATTGAAAACGACCCATCAATTGACCCAGAAGAATTAGTAAACGAATTTGCTGAGGCTCTCCGTGAGGGAGCATCCAAGGATGGTGCAAACCCACTGATTGTTGCTTTAGCAAAAGAATTTGGCGATGAAAAGATTACTGGTGGCGACCTAATTGACTACCTGAATGACACTCGTCAAAATTCTGTTTACAGACCCGACAGAGGCAAGATTGAAAAAGAAAAACTTCGTGGCTTTGCTTCCAGGGTAGGCAATAACGACCCTGCCAACACTGGAGACGGAGAACGTGGTCTTGGTTCTTCATCCGATAAGCGTGAAATGGACATGACGCTTGCTGAATATGCAGAACTAGATAAAGTTCTTAAGAAATACATGGATGACAGCCAAGTAGACGGCATCGGTGCTGACGAAGACATGCAAGTAATTCAGGATATTCTTGACAAACTTGATGAGAGTTCAGCCGCAAACGACTCAATTCCTCTTACGGACAAAGAAATTGACGACTACATGGACACTCTCACAAGAATGAGAGACAACGGTCCAGTTGAAGATTTAGCAGATAAAGAATCAATAGACAAACTGATTGACTCCTTAAAGAAAACAAAAGAATCAACAGACGGAACCTACGAATCAGATGCTCTTCAGCAGGCCGGAACAAGGCTCACTCCTCCTCCTGGCGGTCGTGGAAGAACCACAAAAGGCACTCGCCCATTCAAGAGTTCCAACGGAACAATAAATCCACACAAAAAACTTGATTTTGAATTAGAAGATTCTGAAATTGGCGAACTTCGTGATGAACTTGATGGTTTTATGAAGATGACCAACAACCCTGGTCCACTTAGGGCTGTTGCTGAGAAACTAGAAAAAGCCACAAATGGCAAGTTTTCACTTGAAAAAGAAGAATACGAAGAAGTTGTAAAAGAAATAGAAAAACTACGGACAGACAAAAAGATAGTTACATCAGACGTAATCGGACTTCTTGAGCAAGCAGCAGAATCCAAAAAAGGAAAGTACTCAAGCATTGAAGTCAATGGCGGACGAGGTTTCTCATCATCTACTGGTGGTGGCAAGAACAATGGAGCACCATCCGACATTCCCGAGACAATGCAAAAGCAATTACTCATGTGGGCTAGACAGCAAAGAGGTCTTAGGCTCGCTCAAGAATCAGTTGAGAAGTTTGACAGGGACAAAGGAACTCTTCCAGCATCACATTGGAGAAGACTGCGCACCTTGTATGAGAACATGGGACCAGGCTCAGCCAGTGGCGCTGCTCGCAGTGGTGGACGCAGAGGCATCTTCGGCCGTGGAAAAGATACTTCTCCGACTACGCAGGTTGGTCGTGGACCTTCCGCTGAAAGCAAACCACTACCCCAAGGCCTGCTTGATAACACAATGTCAAAAAATCCAATTGTCACAGATGGATTTACGGACATGAGGTCTGGAAGCATGGGTGGCTCACAGGGCGGAGGCGTATTCAAAGACCCAAAGACTGGTCAGGAATATTACATCAAGCCAGCAAAGACGCAGACTCATGCAGAAAACGAATCGCTAATGTCTCGTCTCTATGAAAGAATAGGTATTCCTGTTGCGAAAGTAAAAGTAGGAACCTACAAAGGTCGTCCAAAAATTGTTAGCATAATGATTCCAGGAGCAGAAAAAGTCAACCACGAATCCGAGATGAAAAAACCGGCGTGGAAGAAGGCGGTTCAAGATACTTTTGTGGCTAATGCGTGGCTTGCAAACTGGGACGCTGTTTCAAACGGCGGAAATACCATTAGGGGCGGAGACGGCAATGCGTACGTCGTTGATGTTGGCGGTGCTGGTCTTTTCCGAGCAAGAGGAGAAGCAAAGGGCTCGGCGTTTGGTCCTATCGTCGGGGAAATGGAATCCTTGAGAGACCCCAAACAGGACGGCGCTCAACGCGGTGTTGCATACTGGGGAGATATTCCACCAGCAGAAATTGCTCGTCAGGTAAAAGTAATTGGAGCAATATCCGATTCTGAAATCAAACAAATGGTTGATGCGTTAATTTCTGACAAGGGTGAAGCAAAGAAACTTTCTGACACTCTTATTGCACGACGTGACTATCTCGTTCAAAACTGGAGCACTGGCAAAAACAGTGGCTCCGGCAGAAGAGGTCGTACTGGCTTTTCATCTAGAACAGACCCTAGCGACCTTTCCGACTACAGACCACCCCGGCGCACGCCTGGCGGAGTACCGGCAATGAGACCTGCCGATTTTGAAGTGCGAGCCGATAGCGAAGGCGTCACTGGTGTTGGCAAGGGTGGGGCAATGGGAACAAAGCCTGACAAAAAATTCTCTGGTGACTCTTTTGACCAAGTTAAGCCAGACAAGTGGGATGAACTCACAATTGACGAAAAATGGGAATGGATGCTTGGCGAAGGAAACCCTGAAAAGGGCGGAACCATGTCTCCTGCTGCGTACGAGGGCGCTATGAAGAAACTTGGCGACGAAGAAGCCAGAGAAGAAGCAAAGCGGATGTCTCCAGAAGAACGGAGAAAAGCCCGTACCGAGTCAAGAGAGAGCCAAAGAGCGCAACTTTCCGACAACGAAAAAGAAAGAATCTCTGCTGAAAGAGCAAAGCGTCAAGCAGATGCAGAAAGCCAATCCAAGCGAGTCAAGGAAGAGGCAACTGCAGAAAAAGCACAAGCCAAGAGACAGGCGCTTCTTGATGGTTTCAACGAATGGATTGATGACTCAGTCCGTCAACTTTCAGAAATGGAATATGACGGAACCGACATCAACCCTGATGCCGACGATATCTGGGACACCGTTTCCACAATCCTTGGCGTCAATGACATTACACCAAAATCCCTAAACGAAGCAATTGAGGAACTTTCATCATACGTTGACGTTAATTCACCTGGGGAAAATGCTTATGAAAAGAAGAGCATTGCCCGTGCCAACGCATTATTGAAGAAACTTTCAAAGATGAAATCAGAGTATTCGGAAGACAAATGGTTCAACGGCAGAGAAGGCAGAAGGTCTGGATTTGACTCCAGAACTGGTGGCAGGCCACGTCCTGGAACCCCAGAAATGCCTCAATCAAACGCCAAGCGCGAGGGAGACATAAAAAGACTTTCCACACTGATTGAGCAGGTTGTCGCAGAACTTGAAGCAAAACGTCAAAACCCTTCACCCAAAAAGGGTCGCATGGGCTTCTCTTCGTCTACCGGAAAGACCATGATTACCGACGAAGCGACATTCTTTAAGGACATTGAGAATTCTCTTGCAAAAGAAATTAGAGCCGCACAGAAGGCCAAGAACACCAAGGCAATTACAGGGCTAACTAAACTTCAAGAAATAATCAAGAGAAACGAAGCATCCAAGACTGGCGACAGAAGAACAAATGTCGGAAGCATATACATGACGATGGATGAAGTTGACCTAATTCTTGACGGTCTTCAGTTTGCTCTTGACCAACAGGTGGACGCCGGTGGAGATAAGAGAATTGGCTGGTACTCAAAGTTGATTGAAAAGATTGCAGCAGCAGCCATGTCTACATTTATTGATAAAAGCACAACAGAGATTGGTTCAACCAGAAGAACAGTCACCAACAAAGATGGCGTAAAGAAAAAAATCAATATTGTCCCAGAAGCATAAATAGTGTGCGTTCTCGCCCAGAGGGGCGTGCTACGTTATACTTTTATAAACTATTCATAATGTGATATTGACACTCGTGTCTTTACTCGCTAAAAAACAGGAGTTACCAATGAGCGAAAAAGTTGAAGTCAGTGTTGATGCGGACGGCAATGTTCTTAAGTGCGCTAAGGGCGCAAATGCTGCCGATTGCGGGTTTACACCAGGGGCAAAAGTTTGTGGCAAGTGCGGAGCAATGCCTATTCAGATGAAGATGGTCCCAGTCACTGATGATGACTATGAAGTCAAGGGTGGCGATAACTGGGACGACAGCGCCATGTTTAACGCTATGAAAAAGCGTCAAAAGGGCATGGGTATGGGTATGCCTGACGAAGAAGACGAAGAAGAAATGCCAATGAAGGGTATGGGCTACGAAGAAGAAGACGACGAAGAAGACGACTTAGTTCCCATGAAAACTTCAAAGAAGAAGATGTCTCTTGAAATTGAAGAAGACGACGAAGAAGAAGACGACGAAGACGAGTTGTCCATGGACGGAGAAGTTGACCTAGAGGCAGCAAGAAAGAAGCGCCTTGCCAGCATGGGTGAAAAAGTTGCAGAACTCGGCAGAAATGCATACATGTGTGCTGTTGAAAGAAAAGTTTACCCAGGTGGTTCAAGCGTTTGTGACGACTGCCCTGGTGGGTGTTTGCCAGAGCGCGGAATGCCAGGACTTCTTTCAGTTGAAGGAATTGCTGAACAAATGTTTCAGGGCAAGGTTCTTGACTCTGGATACTCTTCAGATGCAGACATGTTCGTAGTTGACATTCAATCAAAGAGCGGCCGTGCCGTTGAAGTATTTATTGACGGTACAACTGCAGAAGTTCTTGGTTTCCACAAACTTGACGACAACGCTTTTGAGCAAAAGTCAGCACTTGATTCAATGATGGTTATTGACTTCCATGAAGCAGCAGAAATTGCTGTTAAGTCTATTCAGGGTGACGTTGTTGCAGTTGAGCCAGACATTTTTGAAGGCTTTGATGCATACGCAGTTGAGATTGAAGGTCTTGATGGAAAGTCATACGATGTGTTTGTCTCTCTTGACGGTGAAGTTCTTGGATACGATAAGTACGAGCCAGAAGAAGCAGAAGCAATTGAAGCAGAAGCCGCAGAAATTGCATTAAAGCGTGCATTCAATGAAGACATGCGTACACAAATGGCGCAAGAAGGAAAAGCACTTCCAGACGGCTCTTTCCCAATCTCCAACGTAGAAGACCTAAAGAACGCAATCAGCGCTTATGGTCGTGCAGGCGATAAAGAGGCAGCAAAAAAGCACATCATGAAGCAAGCAAAGGCTCTCGGTCAGGAAAAACTAATTCCTGCTAACTGGGTAACTGGTGGAGCAAAAGTTGTTGAAGAGAAGTCCGGAGAAGTTGACTCTGACCTTATGGCATCACTCGTTGAGTTTGAACTCCTTGAGGCCGAGGTTAAAGACGCAGACCCAACAATCTAGAGAAAGCGTGGCCCGTATGACGGGGGTGAACATTAATAAAATTCGCCATTACGCGCCTGGATTCAATAATAGAACAACGCGTCTTGATGCGGATATGTCTGCATTGCTTTTCAAGGCGGGAACAAGAGTTATTTCATCATCGGAAAGACTAATAGCCGACGTCTCTATTAAGGCAGCAATGGGTGCAGGTGCTCCTGCCGATGATAAAAAAAGAGGCCTTCAAAGCGCTGGTAAATCAAAGTACATAAACATCAACGGTCTTGTTTATGACCCAGCAGCAAAAAAACAAGAAGGTCAATTCTTTAAACCGTGGATTACGGAAAGAGAAAGAATTAATGCCATGCGCTCAAGCGACCCAGTTCCCAACTGGGGATGGGTTGATGCGCATCCAGAGCATCAAAATAAACTTGAAGCGCCAAGGAATTCAAAAGGCAAAGTAACAAGATATCCAGTAAATCCTAAAACTGGTGAGCCAATGAAGAACCAGGGGTTTGACCAAGAGTTCAAATCTCTTGGACCAACGCTTGGTGAAAGAAATCCTGGCGGAAAACTGCTTGCACGAACAGCAAAGGCCTTTGGTTTAGTAGTTGATGCTCTTGGAAAATTCAGATGCCCTCCCGGCACTCCAGCAGCAAACAGGTTTACAAACGAAAGAGGCGAAGGCTGTTTTGATATTTCAGTAGCCCAAGTACGTAATTTGGTTGGTTCTTTAGCCGACTCAATGCAGGGACCGCAGAACAGGTCACAAATAGTGTCATCTCTTGCATCTGCGGGATTAAGTATTGCTGAAATTAGAAAGTCCTACAAAGAAAATGGTATTGCCGGACTAGCAAGCCTCGCACGGCGTGTAGGCATTGATTACGTCGGTGAAAAATGGAACGACATGTCATATGTTTCACAAATACCAGTAAGACTAAGAGAAATTTCTGGCTTGACAATGGGCGCTCAGTCAAGAATGGAAAGAATTGTTCAGGAAAAGGCTGCAACAATTGATTTTCTTGCAGAATATTACGGCATAACGGAAACTGATGAATATAAAAAAATTGGTGAAATAGTCAAAGCGATGTCTGCCGACCCGGACTCGCCTTTAGCACCAAATCAATTTGAACTTTTGTTTAGAGGTGGCACTCCAGAAAGTCATGAAGACTGGGCAATTGATGCGCTAATTGAAACACACATTGAGGCAATTAACCAAAAACTTGGACTTGGAGGAACTCCTGATGTAATTAGGAGAGACCCAGTAATGATGGCAAGAGTTGCTGCAGATGCAAAAGAAGAGTATCTGCGAGCAAAGGCCGCTGGCGAAGTAACGCCAATTACTCAATTCATTGATGCTGGTTTGAGAAGAGAAAAAGATTTTAGACTCGGAGCGTTTGAGGATATGGTAATCGCCGCACATGAGCGACCTCATTCTTTCACCATGCCGAATGGAAGTAAAAGAACATACGTAGCAGATGTTGGTGCCGGATATCAATACGATAAAAATGGAGAGGCTTGGCCTGACACTATTTTAATCAACTCCGGACCTGCTCTTCTTGGATTTAGAGATACTCCACCTGCTGGATACATGGACCTATACGAAGCAACAGGCGGAGATATTGACGACCAGTGGAGGGCAGTTGCTTCAGCAATGGATGCAGACGAGCGCCTCAGAGCATATGCAACGCTATGGGGTACCGACTTGGCGGCAACTGAAGGTCGTGGATGGAGAGATTTTGGAGCACAAACCTCTGCTCATGAAAGAGCCCACTGGGGTCAAATGGATGCAATTTTCCAGTATCACGCAGATAACGGAACCGGAAGAAATATAGAAGACTTAAACAACGATGAACTGATGGATTTAACTAAAGAATTCATGACAAAAGCATCACCAGAAATATTGAGTGACGTTTTTGGTATTGATATTGATGATTTAATTGATAAGCGTTTTGACGCTCTTGCTGGTGCTTATAGCCAAGTGAAGCAACAAGAGGCGCTTGGTGAATTGACGGGAGGAGGAACTTCTGAAGAATTTAACTATGCCAGAACTCTTGCGTTAATGGAGACGCTTGCGGAATTAAAGGCAAATAAAGCAGTCGGCCTAATAGGCGACGACCCGGAGTTGGATGCAATTCTTGAAAAAATGGACCCACTACCACCTTTGACTGGTGGCTCAATATCCCCATCGGGTGGAATTGTTCCATCAAGACCCGATGGTTCTCCTGCTCCTAGGTTCGTGCCGTCTGGCCGCGTTAGACCAACACTCCCTGGTTCGGCACCAGCGCTGCCAACCAATGCTGGAAGGGTGGTTACAACAACTCCAGGAAGAAGTGGCGGAAGAGGCCGACGAGGACCGGTTGACCCGTTTGAAAAGGAAAGATACGGAAAAGTCCCAACGATGATTAAAGAGGGGCGCTTTACCCTTGAAGACATTGACGAGTTCCTGTATGGAGAAGACGGCAAAGGTGGACTCAAGCGAATGCTTGAAAGTGTTGCAAACATGCGCACTAAAAAGAACGGCTACACCGACCCAGCATTGGTTAAAAGAAAACGTCTACTTAATGAACTAGTTGACACAATGGGTATTTCTTTTCCCGAACTTGAAGCACTAGCGCTTAAAGCAAAAAGAGGAGAGTCTTTAACTCCAGAAGAAAAGTCAAAACTTGTTGACGCTATTTCACATTTAAGAAACGGTGCAAATGAGTTTAAGGCAAAATCTATTGAAGCAAGAAAGAAATTTGAAGACTATCGGTCTGTTGATGTATCCAGGGCAACTGGTGACGGTTCCGAATACGACGAAAAAGATACGAACGTATTAAATCTTGAACAAATACAAGACGAAATTGAAATGTATGAAGCACTGTTCAATAGGGTTGGGCGCGGAATAGCGCCAGCAGTGCATGACATTCTTACAATGACAGAGAATGGACCATACCCTCACCGCCTAACCGCAAGAAGACCTGGTCCGCAACCACTTTTAGGAATTGATGTTGATGGTGCTGACGGCATTGCCTCAAGACAGGCTTCAAGACTCAGTCCGCAGGAACTTTCCGCCCTTTCTTCTGCTGTAACGAATCCACCTAGAATTCTTTCATATCCAAACCCGCAAAACGTTCCTGAACTTACTTTACTTTTGGAAGATATTGAAGAGGTTAGACAGGTTTTTGAACGCAATAATTTAACACCACCAATTACCGTTGCGGATAATGAACTCCAAAATGCAGCCCCAGTTATGTCTGGATTGGATAAATCGGTGCTTCCAAGCGACATGGTCGTTGAACTTGAAATTGATACGCCAGAAGACACTTCGCCAGGTTCAATCTATGAAATGTCTCAAATATCTTCGGCTCAACTCATAACGGATTCAAACACAGAGGAAGTTGATGTTCCACGGTCTGGTTTCTCTTCCACTACCGGAATGAGAACAAAGGCCGGAATTGCCGGGAGACTAATTGCAAGTAAGAGAACAAGAAAACTTCTTGAAAAAGCAGGAATTGACGCAGAAAGAACAGACGTTGTTCAGTTGATGAGTGAAGTTGCTATTGGTTTTTCGGTTGGAGGACCGTACGGCGCACTTATTCCTATAGCGCGACGTGGAAGCAGAGACGCTGCCGAGCAAGCGCTAAAAATGATGGTTGAACGCGGATGGATTGAGCAAGACCTTGCTAACAAAATTGAAAAATATGGTCTTGACAGAATTGCCGCAGAAGGACTTCCTGACGAAATACTTAATTTAGCAGAATCGGCCAAAGACAGACTCTTAACGGAAGAATCAAAACGTAGGGCTCTTGATTTTGGTTCGGTTCTTCAAGAAAGAAGCATTGAATTATCTGAAGCAACTCGTGAAAAAGTATCAGAATTAGCCGACACAGGAAAAGAAAAGGCTCGCGAATTAGCAGCCTCGGGCATGGATAGAGCAAGAAGATTAAGAAGTCGCTTTGACAGGGACTCCGAAGAATTGGATGCAGGTGACCCGTTTTCCCTTCCTCCATCAGGTGGCGCTGTTGATATGCCTTCCCCATACGACGACCCATTTAAGTCCGCGTTTGTTGACATTGAGTTTAAGCAACTCGGTTCTTCAATCGGGGAGCAAAAGCAAGTTAAGAAAACCAAGGTAAGAGTTGCTGTTCCCGCTGGCTCAAAAGGCAAGATTGAATCAGGTAAAAGCAAGGCAAGCAACATGATTCTCCCTCCAGGAAAAGTAAAATTTACTGGAGTTGGCGAAGATGGAGTTCCTGAAGCAGAAATTACTGAACAGATGTCCGCTGAGGAATACATGAAGAATGTTGAAAAGATGTCTTCAGAAATTGCCTCATCTTCCAACAAACCAAGTCTAAAAAAGGCTGCAAAATTAAGAGCAGATACTGCTAAAAAAATGCGTCAAGAAATGACCGCCAAGTCAGGAACACCTCAGTCAATGTCCGGAATATCAAAAGTTGTATTTGATAAATCAAACTCAATAATGGAAAGAGGAAAAGCGGCTGGTATTAATTTCTTCACTCTTGAAAAAGTAAAAAATGACGATACGGATATTGAGACATCCGAGTACGTGCGTATGTATCAAGAAAAACTTGTATCAACTATTAATAATTACAGCAAATCTTTACCATCTCGTCTTTTTGATGAAGAAATAAGCGCAGATACTAAAAAGTTTATTTACAGCAATTCAGTAAAAGAGATAGTTAAAGAGGTTAACAAAGTAGCAATGTTGATACACGAAGACATAGATAGAAGAGTACGTGTATCAATGTCTAAATCTTCGTTAGAACAATTTGTTGGTTCTGGAAAAATTGCAAATATTGACGTTGATAGTGAATCTTTAAAGATTTTAAAAAACAAAAGAAATTCAATGTTGGGTAATTCTCCTGGAATTAAAGAGTTTTCTTTTACTCCTGTTGAGTTTATGCACGGAGTAATGATTGAAAAAATTGAAAAACAACTTTACGAAAATGGCACCCATGTTGGCTCCGAAGAATTTACAGATTACGGAAGAGGAATAGAACTTGTACTTCGCGCAGAAAATTCCCCAAGAATTGGATACGGAAGAAAAGAATCTTACAAAAACGGCGGAATTTTTGTACAAATAAACGAAGAAGACGAAAACCTTATTCAGGCTTCAATTTTTGGACAAATGTTTATGTCAAAAAATGGTGCAGAAGAATACTTGGCGGAGATTATTGAAGCAAGTCTTTCTGGTGACTATTCAAAACTAATAAAGAAAAATGACGAAGATGTATTTGAAGCGTTTATAGTTGGAGAAATATCACTTAACGATGTTGAGCACATCAAAATACCTTTGTCAATATTCAACATCAGAAAGAAAAGGGTCCCCAAGAGCAGCATGATTGGTGGGGCAGACTCAATCAATATGATATTTATGAACAGAGGAGTTCCAAAAGAAAAAATTAAAGACTTCTTTGATAAAGACGGAACAATAGGTGGCGGATACACGCCAAAGCATTTGTCTTACCTAAACGAGTTAGAGGCTGCAGAAGAATTTAAAGAAAACCTAATATCTCTAGGCATATCTGAAGTCATATTTACGAACAAAGACGGAATTGACATCATGAGTGAGGACACTTGGGTGACCCCACCTCCGACGAAGAAAAAGGGCAAAGACGCCTTGAAGGAGATAGCAAGAAAAGAAGTTATGTCAATTATTGACAAAATTGCCCCACCACCCAAAAAGCCAATTCCTAAAAAGGAGACTGCAAAGAAATGAAAGCAGTATTAGTGGCAACTGTCCATGGCGACAAAAAACTATTCTATGTGGTTGACGCAAAAGACGAAAAAACCGACGGCGTACTTGATGATGGCGTTAAACCAAAAGTTGTAAATTTCTGGGCAACCGCTATGAATGCAATAAATCTAGTACCATTACGTTCAACGAAGTTTCATGATTTTTTATGGGATGGAGCATCTTGGGACAACAGCGACGAATGGGAAAGGGTTTTTATAAAAAAAACTCAAGTGGTTTCCCCAAGAATGTCGTCTGGTGTTGTTTTTTCAACAGATGCAATGAAATCAAAATTAAAAGAAAAATCAATCAATTCTCGCGCTACAGAGTTCAAGACATTGATGCAGACGCAAAATATAAATATAGTACGTTCCAGAACGGGTAACCAATGAACAATAGAGACATTAAGGCAGACCCGCTAGGTGGGATAATCCCCCAAGAACTAGTAACTGGAGACATCCTCAAAGGCCGTGGACCAAGAAGAGGAAACCTTGAAAGACTGCTTCGCTACTGGCGACCAATCATGAAAAAGCCAGGTGGCTTTAGGCGTTGCAAGGTCATTCTTGCTGACCATCCAGAGTTGTACCCACTGAACAATATATGTGCTTGGTTGCATCATGAAACTACCGGTCTTTGGCCAAACGAAGGTTGTCACCATCCCGGCATGAAAAACTGCCGTAAAAAAATTAAAAAAGGAACGAATGGTTCTCTTTTCTCTGACTCAGATTTTGATAAAAGGGTAAGAAAACTTGCTGGAAATAGTAAGAAGTCTTTACAGCCGGAAACCGAGCAATACGAAGACTCAGTAGTGACGAATGCCGACGAAAAACATTCAGTTCTAGTGATGCGTGACTTTTCTGAGATGGAACCAGATTTTTGCAAAACCATGTCTGACGATTCAAATTGGGAAATAGAGGGCGAAGACGAAATGGGAAACACCAAGTCAGTCCCTTATGATTCTGAACAGGACAACGACGTTGAGTAATAGAGAAATAAATTTCGTTAAAAGAAGAGTTGCCCTACTTTCCGTAAAGACGGTACGTAAGGTAAACCCCGTAATTACCATGCGCCTAAACGGCCAGCAAAACGTAATAGATTACAAGGCCTTAGCAAAACGTTCTGGACTAACACGAAAGTACAGCGTGAAGGTTGGAATACTTGGCACGCACTCAACAATCGGCCAGGCTGCTCAATCTGCAATTTCTGCTGCAACTCCAGGAAACCTGAGCCCAATAAGAAGCCCGATTCGTTCTGGCTTATGGGGTGCCTTAACTCCTGGAAAGCCAAGAATTCCAGGTGGAACTGGTGGGGCAAATCGTGCCAGTCGTTGTCCAGAGGGATATCAGTATGGCGGTCGCTTTACTGACTCTCGTTTTTCTACATGTGGGGCAAAACTCTTTGACATACCTTCCGCTATTGGTTTAGCAATTGGCGCACTGAGAAGGATAGCCCGTGGCGCTAGAGCGGTTTCTGGAGACTCAACTCCAATCACTGGCGAAACTCCACCAGAGTCAATAGTTCAATCAAGACGTCCACAGATTCCAAGAGTCGGAAATCCCAACCCTGCAGCACGCGCGGCTGCGGCAAAAAACATCGTCTCTCAAATTGGGCAGACAGACGCGGCAGTCGTAAGAATGGTCAGAAAAGACGGTTTCGCATTGGAGCCAGTAGTCTCAGCGCAAGTACTCAGAGCAATCCCCGACAACAGGGACATGGAAGGCGCTGACTACATATTGTCAGTTCAGGACCTTCCACAACTCGGTGGCCAAGAACTCGGACTTTTATCAAATACCGGCGTTACTAAACTCACCTATGTTTTGCCAGGTGGCTCAACCCTCTCGCTTGAAAAGAAGAGGCAACTCACTGTTGGTGAAAGAAGAAAACTTGGGCGCACCGTTAATGCTGCATCAAAAATTGACATATCAAACGACCCCACTGCTCGCCTAAAAGAAGTCGTTGCTCAAACTGGGGATGGAATAGGTTATTCGGAAAACTTTTTAAACATCAAGAACCCAAATGAGGTGGTTTCTAAAGGTGGAAAGTCGGTTCCGAGATGGGCTGACGAATTGTTCGGCAAGGGAAGAAAAGCAAAGCCTGCAGCCAATGCAGAAAGAGCAACAGATTCAAGTAGTGCTGTGGGTAAAAACATCACAAGTGTTGACGCTGCAGTTGACCAGATAATGTCCGGAAGACCACTTTCTGAAATTGACCCAATGATTTTGCAACAGGCTCTTACAAAGGCAAACGTATTTAAGAGACAAAAATTGGACCGAAGAAGAGAAATGCTTGAAACGCCAAATGGCAACAAGTACATGCTCTATTCCTCGTCTGGCAAATATGAGCACCTTGGTCAAAAACTTGCAAGCGATATCCAGCAGCACCTTGGTCTTGAGTCACCTGACGTTTTCTTTGTTGGCGAGGGAGATAAGAGAAAGTACATAGTGGAGGACCCTTCTTCTCTAATTAGGGGATTCCAGGTTGACCGTAGGCGTAAATTCTCCGACTACAAACCGGAAGATGTAGCAAAAATGCTTGTTTCCGACTGGCTTACGGACCAGAGAGAAAGAGACCCAGGCTCAATTGTTCCTGTTTCAAACGGAACTGACACAAAGCCGGTTGTTACCAACAACTTCACTTCTGGACTTACTGACCTTGACCAAGTGTCAATTGTTGAGCGTCAAAAACTAACATTATCTCAATTCATGGACGCAAATAGGGCTGAGACTTACTCGCAATATTTCCAAAATTTACAGCAACAACAGAGATTTGCCTTCAGAAGAGAGATTGACGCTCTACTATTAAGAGCAAGACAATTTAACTTTACACAATTTAAAAATCGCCTTTACAACGATGGTCGCTTAACCGACGCAGAAAAAGCACACCTGAACATCGTTGGGCGCATTCTGGAAATAAGAATTCAAAACTATGCAGGTAGTAGGGAAATTTTAATGGAAATCCTCGGAGTCAAAAAATGAAAAAAGTATCTACCCTATTTGATGCACTGCGTAATGAAAAATTTGCTATTGCTATTCAAGATGATTATGGAGTCAAATACTATGGCTCCGAAGGCCAGGGAAAAGAATGGTCCGACTGGGCCAACTCTCTTAGCACCAAAACTATTGACGCAAACAATATTCCAGCAGGAATCATTCAGGGGCCCTACAAAAACATTAGCGAGCATTCCTTAAAGTCATTGCTGACTGCTTTTGGAAACAACATTAGCGAAATTGGCAACTCCTATACAGACTCCAAGTCATACTCTTACAAAAGTTCTGTAAAGATGGACAACGGTGCCCGTGTTCCAGCAGTAATGGATACACCAATTGGTCACTTTACCAAGTCCCAGTATTCAAGCGCTGTGAATTACAAGGGTCTTGCTATTCGCACCCAAATCAAAGAGGGAAGTTTTCTTTTTGAAGCAAGAGCAAACAATTACGCATTCAACTTTGACAACTGGATGTACAACTCAACCCCGTCAAAAGCCGAAATAAAGTCACTTCGTCACAGAATTGACACAAACGTAGGTCGTTCTTCCGAAAGACGTCTGGGCATGAAATTTAAAGCCGCTCTTGTTGAAAGAGATGGACGCCACAGAGTTGGTTACGCGCAAACACTGGAAACCAAATCACTTGAAGACTCTCTTGAGTTGAAAGGAATTGGTCAAAGAATAGGTGGAGGAGCACGCATCGGCAGAAGAGCGGCTCGCAGTATGGCCATGTTTGACCCTAAAGCATGGGACGGCGATGGCGATGGCGTAGTGCAGGAAGGTACACCCTTTGAAAGACCTGCAATTCCCGGCATCAACGACAGGGCAACTGGCGGTGCTGTTGACGCAGATGCTGCGAAGAAGGCATGGAAAGAATTTCAAAAGAATCCAGGCAGTTCAACGCCTTCTAGAGAGTTGAGTCCTGCACGCAGAGCCATGCGCGAAGGAAGCCGCTCAGTAGGAAGACAAGTTCTCACTAACCGTAAGCCAGCGGCAGCGGGTCGTAAATTACCTGACTCAAAACCAATCAAGAGAAGCGGTCTTGCATCAAGATTGCCTGGCGACAAAAACGAAGCAGGAGTCAACCCACTAGTAGCAAAAGAAGTAGTTCGCAAAATAGAAGATGTTCTCTATAAACGAGACACATTAGATTCATTCAGTGCTTTCATTGATGGACTTGGTCCAGACGGTGGTCAGGAATTAAGTGCTGAACAAGTTTTTGACATAAAAGAAGCAATCCAGTTGTACGACAATGAAGAATACGACATGGACGACCTTTACAGCAGTGTTTCAGCAGCCGTCACCAGAAAGAAGCCCGACGCTAAACCAAGTCAATCCGGAATGCGTTCACGTGTTGGTAAAGCACAAATGGACAGACAAGTTAATGGTCTCGCATCACGAAGTGGTCGTTCTAAGAAAAAATCAAAACTGAAAGCAGTACCAGGACTTGACAAGGTTGACGAACGAGATGGTTCCCTATGGGCGTCTTTGACACCAGAACAGCAAGAAGTTGTAAAGAAAAATACTCAAACAGCATATGAAAGACTTCAGACATCCATCAAAAAAGACAAGTATCTCAGCACGTGGTGGGATGAATTTTTACGTCTTCCTCGCAAAAAGGGAGCAACAGACGCTGACGGTAATGAGTGGTCTGAGCAATCAAGAATTGCTGGAGAGGCATTCACTTCTTTTGAAGTAGCAATAAACAGGTCAATTGACGGCGCAAATTCAGAAATACAAGCCGACGAGAGAGCGCTTGCAGCAATGAGACCTACAGGGTCTGATGCTGAAATTAAAAAAGCAGAAAACAGAATTGCAAATAAGAAGAAACAGGTTCAAAGAATTCAAAAAATTCTAGACGACCTTAAAACGTACGACCAAATGGACAAAGCCGATGACTGGTCGCTTCTTGAACACCTTCACCCAGAACAAAGAAAGAAATCTTTCGGTACTGGATTGCAAAAAGATGAAATAAATCTGATTGTTAGCCCTTTTGCTGATGGAAAACTTCCAAAGGGAATGAAAGTTGGAGAACCATCAACAATTTTTGAAGAAATTGGTGGAGTTAAAAGAGCAAAGCCTCGTATTATCGGAGAAAAAGGTGATGCAAAACTTGCAGACTTTGCAGACAGAATTCTTCGCCCCAACCCAGTAAGGGCGGAAAGAAGAAGACTACGAAAGGCCGGAAAAGGTAAGACGTTCACAGAAGAATCGCCACGCGAAAAAATCTCAAAAGTTAAAAGAAGAATTTCTAAAGCAAAACGTCAAGTACAAAGCAAGATTCGTGGAAAGCGCAATCCAGAGAATATTGAAAGCGCTTTGGAAAAAGTCAGGAAACGTAACACTCCACTTATCGGCAGAGACAAAGACGACAATCCGGTTATCTCTCGCGAAACAATTGAGGGTTTTGCAAAACTGCTAAGAGGATACAAGCCTTCGGAAAAAAGAACCAAAGATGGAGCGACCAAAGGTAAGAACGCCGACTCGTTCCTTGGACAAATCTGGGACTCACAAAACTTCTCTGCACTTCCTACAGCGATAACTGAAGAAGAGGCCAGGGAACTAATATCTTTAGGATGGACACCAATTCAACGTGGGCATGGAGGAACAACACCCTCCCAGGCAGCCTCATGGGCGGAAGATTATATTTACGACCCTAGAAGATTTATTACTGGAGAAGGTGGACAAGCAGTAGGCCCTGGAGAATACTGGGCCCACCCTGAGAGCACCGGATGGGACAGTTGGATTAGAGGTCAATCTTCAAACACTGCAACACTTGCTTTCTTGCCACCTAACTCAAAAGTCCTAACGGAAGCGCAAGCGTCAAAACTTCAACAGGACGGCAATAGTATTGCAAACGCAATCGGTGGATACATAACTGGTGCTGGTAGTGGTGGAAAAGCGGAAGAACTTGACCCACAAGACCTTGTTAGAGAAATCAAACAGCATCTTTCAAGCGTGTTACCAATGGATTCAGGTGTTTGGAATAGCGAAGTAGGAAAAGTATATTCTCAAATATTCAGCCTCATGGAGGCTGGAAACTCGGCGGAAGGCAAGCAACTCTATGCCGCTCTGCAGTTCATGTTAAAACAAAGAGACTCTCATAAAAACATTTACGCCATGATTCTTGGATACGACGGTGTTGATTATGGAAAATCAGACGGAAGATTGCTGATGTTTAACCGCGGTGCGCTATCTGTTGTTGGAGAAGCAGTTGTTCCTCTTGATAAACTCAAAGCCATAGCAGCGGGCCAACCTTGGCCACCCAGAAAGGACGCATAATGTCTGAAGACGAATTTGTAGAAAAACACCGTGAGTACTCCGTGTACGCAGACTGGCCTCCGTTTTCAATATCTAGCAAAAAAAGAAATGACTATCTTGAAGATGTTGTTAAAGAAGACAGACGAATAGTTTCAAAAATTAACGCCAAAGACGAAGATGCATTTGAAAGAATGTACTCAACCGTAGAGGTTAAGTGGTCTGACGACCTTGAAGAAGCCCGCCTCTACCAAAAGAGGTATGGCAAAGAAAAGATTGACGCATTTCTCGCTGCTTTAGAACTGGAAGGTCTTGAAGAAGACAGCGACGGCGTTCCATTTGGAATTTTTTAATGTGGAAAGCGAACTCAGAAGTCAAATTGCTGCCGTAAGGCGAGCAGCGGATATTGGATGTTTTGGTGCGCACCAAATTTCAAACGGTGAATGGCTGCCCTGTTCTTCAACAAAACAATTTCTGACAATTACTAACGGTTTTGATGTCAAGTCAAGAATTTCACTTGACGACATGGAGAACTGGTCTTCAATCAGAAAATCAAAAGGAAAAAAGCGAAAGAAGCGTTGGGAAAAACTTCGTGAGCGCAGAATACTTGGAATTGAATCTCTGGAAGGCGGCGGTCTTGTTTCTCCAAGAAACTCAACAAACATGATTAATGGTGGCACAAATCCACCAATCACGCATGGTGCTTCAAGTCCTTCGGGTATGTCTACTAAGAGCATTCAGCCCGCATTCATGCCTAGAGACAACGACCCTGACGTGTTTGTTGATATTGAATCAGCAAGAAAAAGAGCGCAGCAACTTGGCTGTATCGGTGTAAGCAGAAGAATGTCAAAAGGTGGAAAGGTTATATGGATGCCATGTACAAATATCACCGACTACAACAATCTGACCGGAATGACTTCTCTTGGAAGAACAAATCTTCAAAAAAGAAATGAAAAAATAATTAGAACCGTAATAAAAGAAAATCTTAAAAAGAAAAAAACAACTATTCAAGAAGATATTTACGGCAAGGCTCTCGGTCCAAGAATTAGAGGAATAGCCCGAGCAGCAGTTTCAAGGTTTGACGCAAATGCTTTTGACGGAGACGAAGACGGCTTAATCCAAGACGGAACCACGTTTGAGAGACCAAGCATTCCAACTCCATCCATACCAAAACCCGCAGACAGAGAAGCCACACCAAAAACTGTAGACAGAGAAGTTTCAGCATCAGAAGTTTCTGCAGTACGCAAATTCATGAGCGCCATGACTTCTTCGCAAATGGATTCTTTCAGAGGTGAACCAATTGAAGCGTACGACGGAGTTCCTGGGTCAAGGCGTGGAATGGCATCCAGTGGTCCTGGATTCATTATCGGTCGCGGTCCAAAACCAGTAAGCGGAAGAAAGACACCAAAGCCTTTATCCATAGCGGAACTGAGAAACCCAGAAGCAAGTCCAACCAACCCATTTAGAAATCTCGGTGGAAGACTGATGGGCAAATTGATTAGGGGAATGGTCAAGCCTGAACATAGAAACAAACAAGATAGAACGACTTTCCTCATTGGTGGAAATACTGGTTCGGGTAAAACAACCGTACTTGACGGACATTTAATACCAAAAGGCCTAGTCCCCTCACACGAGGAAGCCGCGCTCATTGACCCTGACTTCATCAAGAAAGGTCTTGTTGGATACAACGACGGGGATGGTGCTGGTCGTGTTCATAGAGAGTCTCAAGCAGCAACTGACAAGACAATTAGGGATGCCGCTTCTGACCAAATGGACATGGTAATCACAGGTTCTGGTGCGTCAAGACAAATTCAACACATGCGTGAAGCGTCTGAGCGTGGAGAAAAGGTAGTCGGACACTGGGTGCACGTTCCACAACAGGAAGCATCTAGGAGAATTAAAAAAAGAATGGATGAAACCAATAGGTACATCCCAGACAACACAGCCCATATGGCTCAGAGTATTCCTAAAGTTATTTCAACAGGATTTGAAGAAGACTTACTGGATGAGTTCTACCTATGGGACAACGACGTACCCGAAGGTAAAGAGCCAAAACTTATTGCAAAAAAAGTTCGTGGCAAAAAGTTTGAAATATACGACGCTAAAAAATTTGAAGAATTTGCCGGAAGTAAAAAGTGGGCAGACACCTGGGTTGCAACATCTGAAGGAAAAGATTCAGACAATGACAGCGCATCTGTACAGATGAGTAAAAATAGAAGCGGAAATCCTGCAAACAGAGGCGGGAGTGGACGTGTCACGCCTCCCAAAAACCCGCGAACCCCAATACCTAGCACAGGACAAGGCTCTCCCTTGGACCTAACTCCGTACTCACCGCCATCAAGAGAAAATTCTGTAAAAAAAACATTAATAGGAAAAATTCAAAAAATTATACCGCGTGTTCAATTTGAGGGAGTACTTAGAATAGCATCGCGTATTCCAAAGGGAATGCCTCTTTATGAAGAAACTGACGACAATCAAATTAAAATAAATTTAAAATCTTTGCAAATTAATCTTGACACTCCTCAGGATATTTTGAAAGCAGTTGATACCTACGCTCCACTCAAAGCAGACAACGAATCAATGGAGGATTTTGCAGCAAGAATTATTCAAACTATTCCGGCTATGAGGTGGGCGGTTGGGTCCAGTGGTCCAGGAGGAGCAAAAAGACTTGCAGACATATTAACTCAATCTGGATTCAGTAATAATTCTCAAGAAAAAGTAAGAGAAATACTAAAGAAAAATTTAGAAAATCCATCATTTGCTGAATTAGTAAAAATACACGGAATGCCATTGATTGTAAACGGTGACACATTATTTACAACAAACGAAAAACTAGCAGCAGGAGGGACGGATGCTTTTCATACTGCAGGTTATGGGTTTATCCTCATGTCTGATTCTCTTCTACGGGAAGGAAAGTCGTATTCTCTTGGCTGGACCGAGGAAACCCCCCTTTACAATTATGTTGGAGAAACAATGCGTCACGAGTGGTTTCACTACTTAGATGGAATAATGAACGCAATGGACCCTGTTGCGAGAAACAATAGAATACAAAAGTACATGAAAAGTGTAAATGATTTTCTTTCAGACCCTCAGGCTCGTTTTGAAAAAGCGCTAGGAACTCCAGAAGAAATGATTAAAGAAGCAGAGTCAATAGCAGTAAGAAGTATTGCTTTTGCTCAAGGAAAATCAAAACGTGATGCCATAAGGTATTTAAGGAATAGGAAAGACAAAGATTATTTGGCTTTAATGGATTTAGCCATTGGAAAAATGATAGACGACGCAGTGGACTCACTGTTTCAAGACAGGGGTGGAGTTTACGATGATGTCGCTAAAAAATATAGTGTTTATTCTCGTCATGGGATGCATGAGTTAATTGCTGAAATAGGAAAACTCATAACCTCAACCCCAGAAGAGAGGGGTTTGTCTGCAAGCGACACAAACTACGCCATTGATAGTGAAACCGTAGATTTCCTCATGGACATGTTTCCTTCAATATCAAGAGGATTATGGGTAAGTATAATAAAGACGTCTTATCCAGGGATTCAAATAAAGGTATTGAGGTAACAGATGACAACCTACGGACGTAACGCCAGATTTACGGGAATTAAATCAAAAATAGACGAGTTAGACATGTTGATAAACTCGTTTGAGTTTTCCAAGGAGACCGACCTGTTGGCTCAACTTAAAAAGTTGCGTGAACAATTACTAGAAACACTTGACAATTTGGAAAAAACTTTAGGAGATAGCCAAAAATCTCCTGAAGGCGAGAAGTAGTTACCAAATAATTATTGACTCAAAACCCAATACCTTCACTACGGCCACTAAAATAGCGTTATTATTTTTCAATAGGGCTTGGTGCTTACCTGGGCCGTCCAATTAGTAAACAAAAACCAATTATCCCAAACCAGGAGAAAAATAAAATGTCAGACCAAGCAAGACTTACAGAATTGCAATCCGCCCTTCGCGCCAAGATGGCCGATAACAAGGCAATTGCAGACTCATTCCGCATTGAAGAAGGAACCGTTGTTGTCAACGCTCAGCAAAAGAGCGCATTTGATAAGAACATGACCGACATCAAGGAAATCAAGGGACTCATTGAGGGCCTTGAGGCAATGAACACCGTTGACCAATGGGGCTCACAGGCTCCAGCAGAATCAGTTGCTGCTGCTGCAGCCGCTGGCTACTCTCTCAAGAGCGTCTACGGCTCACAGAGCATCGGTGACCTCTTCCTCGCTTCACCAGAGTTCAAGACCCTTTTGGGTGGCAAGAATGGCGCAAACATGCCTTCCCCATTCCAACTCGGAGCATCACTCACCACTCATGGCGCATTCAGCGTTAAGGACGTTTACTCGGCACTTCCATCAGGCACATTGGGCCGTGGTGCAGATGCTCAGTTCGGTTCAATCCAGCGTGACCCAATGGTCATGTCGCCACAGCGT